GGAGGTAATATTATGGTGTATTTAGTATGGCACCTATATAATGATTGGAATCTTGGGTTCGAGCTTATTGGTATATATAAAGATAAAGAAAAGGCTCAAGCCAAATGCGATCACTATAATGCTGATTATGATCCAAATGACTGTTATTATATCGAAGAAAAACAGTTTTCGGATAGCTCTGAGTAAATTCATGATTAAGGAGAAAATATATGACTATGAAAGTATTTGTTTACAGCAAGAAAACCAATGCAAGATTGGCGGTTATCGTAGGAATTGTTTCTGTAAGCCTCAATTCTGGACATATGATTACATTTATATCCAATAGTGGTGAAATTTTTTCTTTTGATACGAGAGAAGTTAAGACTACTTCTTATCAGAATTAATTAAAAGTCAAGATCAAGTCAAGATCAAGTCAAGATGATTTTGATCATCTTGACTTGATAGAAAGCATGGATTTTATTATGTTTTTCATGAAAAAAGTCAAGAAGTCAAGATGATTTTCTATACCTCAAATTTTTAAGGAAAATCATCATTATTTTTTGATGTTTTTCCTAAATATATAAAGAATAGGGAGTATCTTGACTTCTTGACTTATCTTGACTTTTTGGAGTAATTATAAAAATTTTATTCATCATGGGTATTTACATGTTCATAATTACATGATACAATGTCATTATATCAAATTTATATATGTTTGGAGGTGATTCCATTGCAGATAAGGGCTCCGACCAATGTTAACTTTTTAAAAGCAAAAATGATGGAATATGGCCATGAGTTTTATGTGAAAGCACTTATGGATTTATTAAAAATCAGCCGTACCACTGCATCACGTAAACTTAAGGCAGAAATTCCATTTTCTCAGATTGAAATAATGAAAATAAAAATTGAATATCGTCTTTCACCAGATGAGATTAATAAAATATTTTTTGAAGGAGAATAAAAATGAAAATTTCTTATAATGCAGATGCTTCTGTTATTCGTCCTGTACATGCTCCTAAGAAGAGTGAAGAGATTATTGCCATTGGAGAATTTGTTAATTCCGAGAATCAGAATATTTGTTTTGAGTATGACGACGAAGATACTGCTAGAAAGAAGAGAAATAATATCGCTACTCATGCAAGAAGAGATGGATTCAATATTAAGGCTCTTCTTAGAGGCAATAAGGTCATCGTGATCAGAAACGAAAAGAAGACTAAAGATGAATAACATCGTTCTCTATCCTCATCAAAAAGAAGGGCTGAGACAGGCTGAAAATCTGGATCATGTGGCTTTTTATTGGGATATGGGACTAGGAAAAACTTTTGTTGGAGCCGAGAAGTTAAGACAACTCGGCTCCAAAATAAACTTGGTCATATGCCAAAAATCAAAGATTCAGGATTGGATAGATCATTTTACAAAGGTATGTGAGATTCCATATATTTATGATTTAACTAAAAAACAAGAATTAAATGTTTTTCTTTCTACTTATAGAGAATTCTCAATTGGCGTTATTAATTATGATCTTATTTTCCGTCGTCCAGAATTAAAGCAACTTAAAGATTTTACTCTTCTTTTGGATGAATCATCATTAATTCAGCATGAAACAGCAAAAAGATCAAAATTCATTTTAGGATTATCACCAAAAAACGTCATTCTTCTTTCAGGAACTCCTACTGGAGGAAGATATGAAAATCTTTGGAGTCAGCTTCATTTATTAGGATGGAAAATTTCTAAAGATATGTTTTATAATCAATATATAAATTATCATTGGGACGATTCAAATGGATTTCCTTTAATGGTAATAGATGGTTATAAAAATGAAGAGAGGCTTAAAAAGAAGATGCGAGAGCACGGATGCCAATTTTTAAAGACAGAAGGGGTTTTCGATCTTCCAGAACAAATTCATCAAACGATCAATGTTCCTATTTCTAAAGAATATAAGAAATTCCATAAAGATTCTATAATCGTTATAAATGATCAGGAATTAGTTGGAGATACTGCTCTTACTAAAATGCTTTATGAAAGACAACTTTGCGGTCAATATTGTAAAGATAAAATTGATGCATTTGAAGATCTAATTCAAAGTACAAATGACCGGATAGTCGTGTTTTATAATTTTACAGAAGAGTGGCATAGGCTCGGAGAAATAAGTGATAAATTAAATAGACCGTCTGGGGTGATCAATGGTAAATTTAAAAATTCTGAGGTATTGAATAAAGAAGGCTCTATATTATTTATTCAGTATCAAGCCGGCGCAATGGGATTAAATCTGCAACTTGCTAATAAAATTATATATTTTACACCACCATTAAGCAGTGAACTTTTTGAACAAAGCAAAAAAAGAATTCATAGAATTGGACAAGATAAAACGTGTTTTTATTATTATCTTACTTGTAAAGGAAGTATCGAAGAAAAGATATATAAGACTCTTGCAATGAGAAGAGATTATACGGAAGCTCTTTTTGAACTTGAAAATTGTACAAAAAACCTGTAAATTTTTGTTTATAAAGTCAATATATAAAGGTTATGATATTTGATACTATATAGGAGAAGATATGTTTGAAAAAGTAAATCCATGCCATCCAGATAAGATTGCAGATCGTATTGCAGGTGCGATAGTAGATTTAGCATATAAAAAAGAAATGAATCCTAAGATTGCTGTCGAGGTATTAATAGGGCATGGTTATTGTCATATTATTACCGAATCGAATTTGGAATTTAGATATAAAGATATAGTTGAAATAGTCGATCGTATTGCTGGAAAAATGATTGTCGATTTAAATCAACATTATCAGGATGAAAAATTATCCAAAAATCAAAAAGATGAAATTCGTTGTGGTGATAATGGAATTTTTAAAGGTACATTAGTTACTGAAGAGCAAAAATTATTATCGGAAATTGCACACGGTATTTATGATTTATATAAATCAGATGGAAAGTATATTCTTCATAAAGATCAACTTATAATTTGCCAAAGTAATGTAGAAAATCCAGATGAATTACGACAGCAAATTTGCGAAGCCTATATTCCAGATTATGAGGGAATTACCATAAATCCATTGGGATTTTGGACAGGCGGAACAAATGTCGATACTGGAGCAACAAATCGCAAGCTTGGTTCTGATATGGGGGACTCTGTTACAGGTGGAGGACTCCATGGAAAAGATCTTTCAAAAGCAGACGTTTCCATTAATATCTATGCATGGTTAAAATCACAAGAATATGAAACTCCTGTAGATTATTATTGCGCGATTGGTGATGAATACATAGATGGAAAACCATATTCTGAGATTGTTGAAATTGCGAGAGATTACATTAATGGTATAGGTGGTTTTGAAAAATTTGCTGAATGGGGATTTATTTGATGGGACCAGAAAAAATATTTGAATATAAAGTAAAAGATTTCATCCTCAAGCAAGGAGGATGGTTGGTTAAATTTTTTGCTAATCGTATGACTAAAAAAGGAATTCCAGACGTATTAGCTTGCGTCAATGGATATTTCCTTGCTGTAGAAATAAAAGCTCAAAATGGAAAATCGAGTACTTTACAGATTCATAATTGTAAAAAAATAAGAGCATCAGGTGGACAAGCATTTATACTATATCCTTCAGGTTTCGATGAATTTAAGCATGTTGTGAAAGGTTTAAATGAAGATTTTATCTATAATGAACCATTAATATTAAAATAAGGAGATTGAAATGGCAAAGAAAACAGAAACAGTCGATGATAAGACATTTATTGTAGAATCACTTAAAGCTACTAAGAGAGAAGGTATTGATGCGTTAATTGATTATATGGATGACTGTGGATTTTTTGATGCTCCATGTAGTACAAATTATCATTTATCTTGTGAAGGAGGTCTTGCTAAACATACGAGAAACGTTATGGAGATTTCCGAGAAAATTGGAGTTTCTCTTTTTGGTGGTGAAGGATATAATAAAATTCATAATATGATCGTAATTTCTGCGGCATTGCATGATCTTGGAAAAATGGGTCAGTTCGATAAACCTCTTTATATTCCTAATCTTCTTAAAAATGGAGAATTAGGAAGTAAGCCATATAAATCAAATCCTGATCTATTAAATATTCCGCATGAGGTAAGATCGGTTGCTATTTCTTCTATGTTTATCGATCTTACAGAGGAAGAACAGTTTGCAATCTTATATCATAATGGGCTTTACGGGGATTTTAAATATGAAATCTCTGGAAAAGAAACTCCACTTTATCTGATTATTCATTTTTCAGATATGTGGGCATCTCATGTCACTGAAGTTGAGGAGGAAAAATGAGTTCAATAATTAGAACTATGGCTAGATCTCTCGCAAGAGACTCAATGAAAAAGAGGGGCTTTGATAAAACACAAAGAAAAGGCTATACTTTCAGCGATATTTGGAGAAAGTATGCTTATTATTCATGGAGGGTGAAAAGATGAAAGGAATGACTACTTGTAAAGTTTGCGGAAGAGATTTTCCACTTCTTGCTGAAGAGCATTATATTGCCAGAAACCCAGATAGAGAAGGTGGTCAGATTGGAGTCATTATTGCTGGAAAGGATGAACCTGCAATTTTTGATGCATTTGATTGCCCGCATTGTGGATGCCAGAATGTCATGCAGGAAAGAAAGTTTGTATTTGAAGCAACAGTTTTTACTGAATGCGAAAATGAAGATGAAGAAGAGGAGGAAAACTAATGGGTCAGCTTGTTTATATTCTTGGAAGATCCGGTACTGGTAAATCTTATTCCATGAGGAATATGGATAAAGATTCATTCGTCGTGATTAATGTACAAGGAAAAATTCTTCCTTTTAAGGGTTCAGGCAGAGTTACAATGGTAAACTGTGATAATTCTGCAGACATTGTAACTTATATTAAATCTTATTCTAAGAGATTTAACACTATCGTTGTTGATGATTTTCAGTATGTTATGGCAAATGAATTTATGCGAAGAGCAATGGAAAGAGGATATGATAAATTCACTGAAATTGCCCGTCACGCTTGGGATATTGCAGAATGTGTAAGATCGCTTCCAAAAGAAGTTATCGTTTATATCATGTGCCATACTGATATTGGAGATGATGGAATTGAAAAACTTAAGACTATTGGAAAACTTCTCGACGAAAAGATTGTTCTTGAAGGAATGAGTACAATTGTTCTTAAGACTAATGTTTCAGATGGAAAATATTATTTCCTTACTCAAAACAATGGAAAAGATACTACGAAATCTCCTGCAGGAATGTTTCCTTCTTATGCCATTGACAATGACTTAAAGTACGTAGACGATAAAATTAGATCATACTATGAATTTGATGGTGCTAAGTCTGAAGAAGAAATGGTTGAAGAGGATAATGCTGCAAAAACTGATATTCAGCCAGAAGAAAAGAAATCCAGAAGAGGTCGACGTGGCAAAGAGGAAGAAGAAAAGCCTTCAGAAACACTTACAGAAGAAAAGAAAGAAGAATCTACAGAAAACACAAAATCAGATGAATCAGAAGGTCGTCGCAGACGTAGAAGAAATGTAGAAGAACCTGAAAAAGAAGGGTTCATGGAAGTTCCAGAAGGACATGAAGAGGATGGCGTTCCATTTGATGAACTTCAAAGAAAGTCAAGAGAAGAAACAACTTCTGATGTTACATCAACTGAAACAGAAAACGATGCTCCTGTAAGAAGACGTCGCAGAAGAGTATAAAATAAGGAGGAATAAAAATGGATTTTTCAAAATTTGATCAGCAGGTAGATACTAAGAAACTCGCACAGGAAGCAGAAGAAATTAAAAAGAATGGTGGAACAGAAGAAGGTGATTATGTTTGTAAAGTTGAAAAATTGGAAGTAAAAGAGACTAAAGATGGAAGACCAATGCTTTCTGCAATGTTCAGGATCATGGAGGGAAAGCATAAAAAGCAGTGTCTTTTCTTTAATCGTGTCCTTTATGGAACTCAGGACGATGCAAATATGATCGCTGGTGCACTTACATGGCTTGATGAGCTTCAACCTGAAGTCGGTCCAATTATTTTTGAAAGTTACTCTAAGTTCAGTGATCTTGTAATGGACATTGCTGAAGATATTTCAGAGCTTACATATGAAGTACATTATAATCCAAAGGCATTTAATTCTATTAAAATAGATGATGTCTATGAAAATTAAACTGTAAATCAGATACCGGTCAGTATTTAACTGACCGGTATTTTTGAACAAAAAACCTGTTCTAATTTTGTTAGAAATTATCAATATAAACCATAAAATCAATATGATATAATATCTTTCGGGAGGTGATTTATATTCTTGATTTCTACGATTTTGAAGTCTTTTATAAAAATTGGCTTGTAGTGATTATAAATCCTATTGAAAAGATTGTAACAAAAATATGGGATAATAAAGAAAGACTGTCCAATTACTTTGACAAACACAGTGAAGAAATTTGGATAGGATATAATAATAGAAGATATGATCAATATATTATGAAGGCTATTCTTCTTGATATGAATCCCAAAGAAGTAAGTGATTGGATAATCGTTCAAAATAAAGGAGGATGGCAATATTCAAGTTTATTTAATCAAATCAAAATGATAAATTTTGACACAATGCTCAGAACAGATTCTGGATTAAAACCTCTTGAAGCGTTTATGGGGAATGATATTCAAGAGACATCTGTTCCATTTGATATTGATAGAGCACTTACAGAAGAAGAAAAGAGGCAAACGGAATTTTATTGTACTCATGACGTTGAACAGACGATTGAGGTTTTTTTAAATAGAAAAGCAGAATTTGATGCTGCAATGGGGCTCGTAAAAATTTTTGACCTTCCATTGACTTATATGGGAAAAACCGGCGCTCAAAGAGTTGCAAAAATTTTGGGAGGAAAAGGAAAAAAATTTGATGACGAATTTCAATTTCCAATGGTGCCTACTATGAAACTTGGAAAGTATCAGCACATTGGAGATTGGTATAAAAAACCAGAAAATCAAAATTATAATGAAAAACAAGACGTGATAGTGGCAGGAGTTCCGCATAGATTTAAATGGGGAGGAGCACACGGAGCCTTGAGGCAATATTACGGTGAAGGGCTTTATATTTTGGCGGACGTTACTGCATATTATCCATCGCTTCAATTAAGATATAAGTTTGGATATAGAAATATGGCTAATCCTGAGAATTTTGAAAAGATTCATGGAGAAAATCTCAGATTTAAGAAATTGGGTGATAAAGCCGCTCGTCTTCCTTATAAGATTGCAGATAATGCAATTTCTGGCCAATTGAAAGATCCTATGTCTCCACTGTATGATCCACGAGAGAATAATGCCATTTGTGTAAATGGTCAGCTTTTACTTGTTGATCTAATAGACAAACTTGAAAACTATATAGAACTGATTCAGTCAAACACCGATGGCATTCTATTTAAAATGCCATCAAGATATGGGCATAAAAAAGATAATATTGAAGCATGGTACAATATTATAGACGATATTGTTTATGACTGGGAACACAGAACTGGAATGAAGATGGAATTCACCATCTATACAAAAGTGTTCCAAAAAGATGTGAATAATTATCTTGTTGTTGCCCCAAATGGAAAAATTAAGACTAAAGGTGCTTATACGAAATCATTAAGTCCTGTAGATTTTGATCTTCCTATCGTAAATAAGGCAATGGTGGATTATATGGTTAAAAATATATCGATTGAAAAAACCATATATGATTGCGATGAACTTAAAATGTTTCAAAAGGTTTTTAAACTCTCAGGAAAATATTGGAGGGTTTGGCACAATGAAAAACTTTATACTGAAAAATGTTATAGGGTATTTGCATCAAAAAATGTATCAGATACATATCTTGGAAAAATGAAAGGTCCAAATACTACTATAGAACAATTTGGAAATAGTCCAGATCATTGCTTTATTGATAATGGAAATATAAATGGAAAAAAAGTTTGTTCAAATTTAGATAGGCAATGGTATATAGACATAACTAAGAAAAGACTGCGACAATATGGGGTAGCAATGTGATTGATTTATTTCGTGGTTATGTTCCTACAAAAAATAAAAAATGTCTTATAAAATTTAAGGGTGTACCTTCTTCAGAACTTAAATCATATGAAGAAGTAAAAACCTTATCTGAATATGCTGGAATTCTTGCTGAAGATGTCATACTAATAGATGTAGATGATTATGAGCAATCTGAGATTCTACTTAATATTGTGGATGATCTTCAGTTGAGATGCCGAGTATATGAAACAAGCAGAGGTAAGCATTTTTTATTTAAAAATAAAACATCTGATGGAGCAACGATACAGAGCACGTGTAAAATAAAAACTTCTCTTGCCTGCGGATTAAAATCAGACATAAAAGTTGGTTGTAAAAATTCTTATTCTGTTTTAAAATATGACGGAAAAGAAAGGAAAATTTTATATGATATATTTGACGATGAAGACTATGAGGAACTTCCAAAGTGGTTAATGCCCATAAAATTTTCTGCCGAATTCATCACGATGGAATCAGGAGATGGAAGAAATCAAAGTCTTTTTAATTATATCCTTACGTTACAATCTGCCGATTTTTCAGTAGAAGAAGCCAGAGATACGATAAGAATAATAAATAAATATATCTTAAAAGACCCTCTCGATGATTCAGAAATTGAAACTATTTTAAGAGATGAAGCCTTTAATAAACCGATATTTTTTAACAGAAAGGGAACATTTTTATTTGATCGTTTTGCAACTTACATAAAAAACAATTCTCATATCATAAAGATAAATGGCCAACTCCATATTTATCGAGATGGGATTTATGTGAGCAATCCAAAAGCAATAAAATCAGAAATGATTAAACAACTTCCAGGTCTCAGTAAATCAAGAAGAGAAGAAGCGTTATCGTATCTTGATCTTCTTATAGAACAAGATACTGAACCAAATGGAGCAGAATATATTGCTTTCAAGAATGGAATTTATAACATTGAGACAGACGAATTTATAGGATTTTCTCCTGATTATGTAATAACTAATAAAATCAATTATGATTATGTTCCAGACGCTTATTCGGAAATTACAGATAAAACTCTTGATAAATTATCTTGTAATGATGAAGATATAAGAAGTTTGTTGGAAGAAGCTATTGGTTATACATTTTACAGAAGAAATGAGCTAAGAAAAGCATTCATCCTTATAGGTGACAAATCCAATGGAAAATCTACTTATTTGGATATGATAAAAACTTTGCTTGGAGATGAAAATACATCTGCACTTGATATTGGTGAGCTTGATGATCGATTTAAAACTGCAGAGCTTTTTCATAAACTTGCAAATATTGGAGATGATATTGGAGATGATTTTATTCCAAATGCTGCTATATTTAGAAAACTGGTTTCTGGTGATAGAATAAATGCAGAAAGAAAAGGTCAGGACCCATTTGATTTTAATAGTTATGCCAAATTGCTTTTTTCTGCAAATAATATTCCACGAATTAAAGATAAATCAGGGGCAGTACAAAATAGATTGATTATTATTCCATTCAATGCAACGTTTTCATCAGATGATCCTGATTTTGATCCTTATATTAAGTATAAATTAAGGGCTCCTGAAAGTATGCAATACTTAATACAAATCGGATTAGACGGATTAAAGTATGTTCTCAAGCATCAAAAGTTTACTACTTCTGAAAAAGTTCAAAAAGAGCTTGAAGAGTATGAAGAATTTAATAATCCAATTTTATTATTTTTTAAGGAAGATATAAAGATTGAAAATGAACCAACGAATGTGATCCATATGAAATATACTGAATTTTGTCTTCAAAATGGATTCAGTCCATTAAGTAATATAGAATTTTCTAAGCAAGTAAGAAAAAGATTCGGATTCAAAATTGTCAACAAAACCATCAAAGGTAAAAAATATAGAATCTTTGTGAAAGGAGAAGAATGACAAGAAAAGAAGCAATAGGAAAATGGCCAATCGAAAAAATGATAAAATGGTTAATATTAATAGAAAGGAATGCAATTAAAAATGCTCACAAATTAAGTGAAGTGTCTGATGAAGATTTGGCAGCTGATTGGTATGATTTTTTAACTAAGGAGGATAGCAATGCGTGTGATACTTGAAGGAGCTGACGGTACAGGAAAAACGACTCTTGCTAAGATTTTAGCATATAAATATGGGCTTGATATTTGTCATTGTACCCAATATGATCCTGCTGATTATGATTTTTACCGTCAGTCTGTAAGAAAAAATAATGTCATATGGGACAGACATACTATAGGTGAATTAATTTATCCTCGAGTATTCTCAAGGTACCCAAAAATAGGAGTAGAAGATGCACGATTGGTTCTTCATTATGCTAAAGAAGAAGGATCGAAAATTTTTATTCTTACTGAAGATATAGAGCTTATAAGAAAAAGACTTTTAGAAAGAGGAACAGAAGATGATAGGATCTTGGATAAAATAGAATGGATTAATAATGAATTTCTTCTTTATTCAAAAGCATATAATATTCCCGTAATCAGTACGTCCAAAATGACATTAAGTGAAATTTTTAAATTAGTGGAGGAATAATGAGAAATGAAGGCTGCTGCATAGTCAAACATGACTTGTGTCATACTCGATTATACGGATTATGGAAAGCTATGAAACGCAGAGCAGCGGTAAATAAGTATTATAAAAATGTTTCTATCTGCAAAGAATGGGAACATGATCCAAAGGCGTTTTATGATTGGGCTATGGCAAATGGTTATCAGGATGATCTTACATTAGATCGTATCGATGTAAAAGGAAATTATGAACCTAATAATTGCAGATGGGTTACCATGAAAGTTCAATCTAATAACAGGAGAAATGGACATTATTTGACTGCTTTTGGAAAAACTCAAACTGTTGCTCAGTGGTCAGATGAAACAGGAATTGCATGGAATAATATTATTAGAAGAATAGAAAAATTTGGTTGGTCTATTGAAAAAGCACTTACTACACCGACGCGTAAAATTGAAAGGAGAAAATAAATATTATGGCATCAAACAAACTTGGATACAACACAACTCAGCTCACTCCACAGGATGCATTTAATCGACATATTTATCATCGCGACATGCTAGCGCATTATTTCAGATGGTCTCATGTTCTTAAAAATGCTAAGATCGGCCAAACCATCTTAGATTTTGGCTGTGGAACCGGAGAGATGTTAGAGGTTTTTTATAGAAACCGATACAGACCACAAAAGTACTTAGGTCTTGACATTAGATCAAAAACAATTAATGAAAATAAAGAAAAATTTGCGAATCTTGATTTCGCTGAATTTAGACAAGTTGACCTTTGTCAGGAAGGACTTGATCTCGGTCAGACATTTGACGTGATCACTTGTTTTGAAGTGATGGAACATATCGGTCACGATAATGCTGATAATTTTCTTGATAATATCGCATATCATTGCAGACCTGATACAACCGTCTATCTTTCTACTCCTAATTATGATCCTTCTGTGGGCGCTGCTGAAAATCACATGCTTGGGCCTGATAGAGAAGTAGGCGAATGGGATCATTTTGAACTTCAGAAAAAGCTCTCTGAATATTTTACCATTGAAAAGAAATATGGAACTTTTGCATCTATTAAAGATTATAAAGAAGATCTTGTTGGTTGGAAAAAAGAAGCATTTGAAGAATTAAGAAAATACTACGATACCAACATGCTTGCAGTGATGATGGCCCCGATGATCCCTGCAGAACATGCAAGGAATTGTTTATGGGTCCTCAAAGTCAGGGAGGACTGATGAAAAAGAAATATAAAGTGATTTGCCTTTGTGGCAGCACTAAGTTTAAAAAAGAATTTTTAGAGCAACAAAAAAGATTAACTCTTGCTGGAAATATAGTATTAAGTGTCGGCGTATTTGGGCACTCAGATCATATAGACCTGAGTGCCACAGAAAAAACAATGTTAGATGATATCCATAAACAAAAAATAGAAATGTCTGATGAGATATTCGTAATTAACAAAGGAGGTTATATAGGAGAATCTACTCAAAGTGAAATTAATCATGCTGTCATATTAAAAAAACCCGTCATATTTATGGAGGAAAACTATGAGGGAAATAGATCAAATTTATCTAAATCTCTGTAAAGACCTTTATACAGAAGGAAAAAAAGTAGGAAATACTCGTGAACTTAGCAATGTTACCATTACATTGAACAATATTGAAGAAAATGTAGTGGGAATTAGAAATATATCTGCCTCATATCTTTTTGGAGAATGGCTTTGGTATTTTACAGCTAGAAATAATACTAAATTTATTTCAAAATTTGGTTCAATGTGGGAAAAGCTCAGCGATGATGGAATCACTAATAACAGTGCCTATGGTTATATAATGATGCAAAAATTTGGATTTGATCAAATCGCAAAGGTTATAGAACTTTTAAAAGCTGATCCAAATTCAAGGAGAGCGGTTATCAATCTCAATACCCCAAATCAAAGAGTCATTGAAACAAAAGATGAACCTTGTACTATTGCTCTACAGTTTAGAATAAGAAACAATAAATTGTATTGTACTACAATGATGAGAAGTAATGATATTTGGTTTGGTCTTCCTTACGATATTGCATTTTTTACAGAGCTCCAAATGTTTATCGCAGATGCTCTTGGGATTGAATATGGAAGCTATACTCATTTCGATGTGAGCTTACATGTTTACGAAAAGGATATTCCAAAAATTCAAAATATAGTTTTTTATAGATTTAAAGAAAAAATTATAACTTTTGATAGGAAGAAATTTCATAAATATTGTCATTCTATGGCTGATTGTATAGGATCACTCTGTTGCCAGGACTATGATGCTGATATAATAAGAAGAATTACCTTAAATGTTGCAAAAGAATTATTTGATTATAAGGAGGAAGAAATAAATGAAGATTAAGCTAATAGATTTTGGATATAAAAATCTTCCAAAAAGAGCTCATTACAATGATGCAGGTGCGGATGTTTATACGTGTCCTCACGATTCTGATTCTGTTGTAATTTGGCCAAATGAGACAGTAAAAATTCCGCTTGGTTTTGGACTTGAAATTCCTGATGGTTATGTAGGATTTATATTTCCGAGAAGTGGATTAAGTTGCAGAGGGATTGTCTGTGAACTTCCTCCTATTGATTCTGGTTATAGAGGAGAAATACATGCTATCGTAAGTAATTTAGGTTCTGTTAGAGTCCAGATAGATGCTGGTACAAAAATAGGTCAGCTTGTAATTCTGCCGGTAGTTATTGCCGATTTTGTTCCAGAACTTGGCCAGGAACGCGCAGATTCAGGTTTCGGTTCAACTGGCATATAATTTATAATATGATAAGAAACGTGTCAAGAATCGCGATATTGTGATTATAGGACATGTACGGTTAAAAGTGCACAATAAAAAATTTAATTGTTGTGCACTTTTTCTATATACAATTAAAGGTGTACATGATATTATAATAACATAAGATAAATCAACCACTTAAATAAACGGAGGATAAAACAATGAAAACCTATGTATATGGATATGATATCAGAGCCATTGATTTTGAGAAAGAGCTACGGACGATAGGCAAACACGATAGACATACAGTTATAGCCCATGAGCTTATGACAGATGAACAAATTACCGACCGTATTCTTCGCAAGATTTGCACAGCAAGTGCTTGCAGAAATACTGAACCATTAAAGGACAGGATCGCTGAAACACGAAAAATGTTCGAAATAACGAATATTAAGATCGTTAGAGAATACGGCAAATAAAACCATATCCCGCCACGGAGGTTACGAGGGCAAAATGAAAGGAGGTTATAATATGCTTAACGGAGGTCTTGTTAAGATGAATAATGGAAGATTTACCAGGACTTTCTGTGTGTTTGGCGATGGAACTGCTAAGGAATACACTGAGGACGGTTTAAGAGATGTTACGTGTCAGTTTTTAACTCTTTATCGTCTGTTACAGATAAATGGTTATATTGAAATTTAAAAATTAAATATTTGCGGGTGCCGGACAAGCTAAAGATAAGGGAATGCCAAACTTTGAATTGTGGCCAAAATCTGCCGGGCGTGGTGATCTTATCGTAGCCTACACATGGAAAGAAGGCAGTAGGGGAGTCGTAAGACGGAACGAAAATAGAAAGGACCGGTTAAATGGAGCTTGAGGAACAGCCCGCATTTTTTAAGGAGTAATCATGGCAATAAAAGGTATTACGGCTAAATATAAAAATAAAAAACCTGTTGCATTTATTGATGAAATTTTCATTTATGGATTTGATATAGATAATGATAGAGATTTAAACGTCATTATTTCATACGATAATAACTTTAGAGCAAATAGAGTTTTTAAAGACAAAAGAGGTCCTTATTTTACTCATCACGATAAAAAATATTATATGGATGATGTGAGGGATATAAAATGCAAACTTTGAAAAATATTTTTGAATTTATAGTCGTAATGTTATTTTTCTTTTTATTGCTTTGTGGAGAAAGTATTATCGATATTATTTTTAAAAGTATAGGATGGTAAAATGAAAAAATTAATTTTAATGAGTTTGATGGCTTGTTCTTTAATGGTGTCTACTGCAAATGCATCTGATATGAAACATTTAGGAAAATTTAAAATTACATTTTATTGCCCTTGCAGACAATGCTCAGATGAATGGGGGCATCAGACGAGTTCAGGAGCATATGCAACAGAAGGTCGTACTGTGGCGGTAGATAAGAAAATCATACCTGAAGGAACATATCTTTATATTGAAGGATGGGGAGAATTTATAGCTGAAGATACAGGTGGCGGTGTTAAAGGTAATCACATCGACATTTTCCTGGAAAGTCATAACAAATGCCTTGACAATGATCACGGCATAAAATATGCGGAGGTATATTTAATAAAATGAAGCAATCAGAAGTGATAAAAAATTATACTGAAATAGAAAGAGAATATTTTAAAAAATTATGGGACAAAATAACGGGTGAAATAAAGTCAAAAACTGTAAGACCTAAGAAAAAGGAGATTGCAAGATGACAATTGGTGGATGGATTACTTTTATATTTATAATTTCCTTATTGATAATGAGTACAGTTGGAATTTGTGTTGTGTGTGAAACATCAGTAGCAAGAACCATATGGATTATTATATGCGCGATTTTATGTATGGTTACTTTGCAAGGACTTTTGTTTTATTATAGTTCAACGGAATCCGGAAAACGTGCAAGAAAGACAGAAAGAAGTAATTTACATGGCGGAATTATGCGTACCGTAACAGTATATGACTATAATGGCAATCAAATTAATTCCTGGACAGGAATGTTTGATGTTACAAACAGCGAATATGAAACATATTTTGACATTAATGGAAAACGGGTAGTCATTCATGGAGGCATAGTTATTAATGAAGAACAGTAAACTTGATGAAATTATTTCGGATGTTGCATACATATTGGATTGTCTTAGAAATCTTAGAGATATTTATGAGACCGGAGATTGCAACAACTGCGATGTTAAGAAAACGTGTAAACTGAAACCAAAATTGGGGCAGATGGTAAGGTACAATTGCCAATTTTATACGAAGGATGGTGAACAATGAACAACCTTATAAAAATAAGTGAAGAGACTATAAGGGAAATTATAGTCAAATTTTATGGCATAAAAGTAGATGATGTGTGTTTATACCATGATTATAAGTTCATTTTAAAAAATGGGGATAAGGTTCGAGAAGATTTTATTTATGGCATTGTCGAAAAGCAAGAAGATTTAGGGAAGGACGGTGAACAGCATGACAGTTAAAGACCTGAAGAAAGAACTTGAGTATTATGATGACGATATGAACGTGGTCTTCAAGGTCTGCGATGACTTTGAGCCTGATAGCATCACCGAGAATAAGTACGGGTGGCGAGAAGCCCATATTGATGCCAAGGTAAAACCGTACTTCATCAGCGAGTGCCGTGGCGAGATGCTGATTCAGTTGGACAAGGTGGAGGAGTAGAGGAATGACACAAGAAGAATTTAAAGCCTACTTTGGAATGACTCCTGAGAGGGCAAAGCAGATTCTGGAAGGGCTGCGGCGTATCGTCAATCAGGAAGTGCATGAAGTAATAGCACACGCTGATTACTATATTGACCCTGTGCCTTATGGCTATGATGGCAAGTTGGAGAAAGAAGACGAGGACGATGACGGGTATACCTGTCTGTATGACTTTGGCGATCTTAGCGGTGGATCGGTTAAGGCATTCATGCAGCTGATATCGTTCCATACTACTCATGGCGGTCATACATCAGCAATTGAGGCTTGCAGATTGATGGGGATTGAATGGAGCGCTAACAGATGACTGACGAAAAAATTGTGTTCAACTGCATCGCAAATTGCGAAGTGTCCTCGTATTCGATCCCGTACCCGCCAAGACGTGTAGTGGTTTCTACTGGCGAGATAGCAAAGATATGTGGTTGGTCAAAGTATCGTGTGCGGAAAGCAATCAAGGGACTGACTGAAAAAGGGCTGATCGAAAGAGCGAGTTGCGGATGTCCCGCCGTGGAATCATACGGAGAATATAGAGAATTAGTATGCGATGCGATGCCACCGAAAAACGGGTATGCAATTACAAAAAATGGCTTTAAATGCGATGATTGGAAAGACATATATTCCGAGTGGACAAAGAGCATGCACGAGTGGGCGAATAAACCGATAGAGGAAAATGAGCATGACTGACAGGATGAGTGAATTAAAACCGTGTCCGTTCTGCGGGGGAGCGGCGACTCTAAGGCGAGGGCCGTACGGTGACGTATTTTATGTGATATGTAATAACGAAAACTGTTACGCAACTGCTTCAACACGCATTATGACCACAGAAAAGGACGCGATCGAAATTTGGAACTACCGCCCTAGAGAAATGAATGCATATCTTCGTGGAGTGCTGAGGTTACCCTATAGGAGGAGCAATGAGCAAAATTAATGGAGATGGCTATGACTGACGAACTTATAAATTGGCAGTGTTGCAATGATCTAAATGATATTAACACGGCAATGTTATTACATGATCCAGATTGGGAGGGACTTGAGAGCGCAAAACAAATTATAAGCATTACATATGACTCAAATCATGGATTTTATATGGTTTTCTGGAGGATTAAGAATAGTGAATAAAATCGCTGAGTTTGCAAAAAAGAAAGGTATAACTCAAAAGGCTCTTGCCGATGAAGTAGGTGTCAGCGAAGCTACTATGGGAAGATATGCTCGAGAAGTAAGAAGTCCTCGAATTGAAGAAGCCAAAAAGATTTGTGATATATTAGGAGAAAGTCTTGACACTATTTTTGGAGGTTAAAGAATGGCTGATATTAAATTTTATATCCCAAAAAATATTACTATTCCTACTGATTTAAGATTGGTAGTAGATGACATTGGTGTGTATTATAAACGAATTTCAGGAGGTTTTGAGTTTAAAATATATGTAGATAATGACGCTGAAGCTCTTGAGATTGCAGATAAGATAATTACGGCCATAAAAAATGAGCACGATGAACCACAACATGGAATATCGTGGAGAACTTTATCTGTAGAGATTATTCCATGTGAGTGGGATTTTCAAAGGGTGGTTGTTTGGAAGTATTATGTTAGAGATAGTTATTGAGGTGAACAATAATGAATAAAGATGCATTGATCTGTGAAGTTTGTGGTGCAGTATATATGCCATATGGAACACAGAATGATCCTGAGCCAAATACTATTGATCTGACTTTTTTGTTTCCAAATGGTAAAGGCCTTCAGAAAATTAAGAGATACAGAGTCTGCGATATGTGTATGTATGCCGTAAAAAATTTTTTAGAAGGCAATATAAGTGCGGAAGATATGGCTTGACCTTTGATTTTGCCAAGTCAAGATCAACTTCTTCATCTTGACTTTATCTTGAATTCATCTTGACTTAATCTTGACTTTTCCTACGATAATTTATGTAGTTTTGTACGATAATTTATGTATACATATTTTATTCATGCATAAATTTATGTACTTTTTAACCTTCTACAATTTTATATGTATAAAAAGTCAAGATAAAGTCAAGATAAGTCAAGATCAAAATTTTAATCTTGACTTGTGAGAAATGTGTCAACCGTAACACTTTTTGAGCTTTAAGTCAAGAAGTCAAGATAAATTTCTTATACTTAGATTTTTTAAGGAAAAATGCTATTAAAAATTTATTATGTTTTTTTGCCTAAAAATATAAATATATAGGGTTTATCTTGAATCTTGACTTTTTAGGCATCCGTATACAATTTTAGTTGCAGTATACAATTAAAATGTCACATGTTATAATTTAGACATGTGAGGTGATGAATTGTGCCTGCAAAAATAAATAAAAAAGTAATTGCAATAGCATCTGATGACAATTTAATACGTATTGCAGCATGGGTACGAGATGGACTTTCAGAAGAACAGATTGCGAAAAACTTAGGAGTTAGTTTATCGACTTTCAACAGAAGTAAACGCGATCCTGAATATGGCGAAGTAATAAGAAATGCCTTAATTCAGACCAAAGACGTAGTCGACATGGAAGTTGAAAACATGCTTTTAAAACGTGCTCGTGGATATGAGTATGATGAAGTAACTGAAGAGTACGAAATGGGTGTTCTCGTTAAGAGAAAAGTAACACACAAGATGGTTGTACCAGACACGAGTGCTCAAATCTTCTGGTTGAAAAATAGACAACCTGATAAATGGAGAGATCGTCGAGAAGTTGACAACACAGTTGCACTTGTAAAACTTGATGAAGTTTTAAGTGAGATTAAAGGAGTTGAATAATGGCCAAGAAATTAAAATTTGGAAAAATTAAGATTTATTTTCGAGATGGTAAAGTTGATGTGATTCCAAAGAAATTATGGGATAACTATGAATATAATGGAACTTTATTCGTAGTCAAAAGATGTGGCGCATGGGTTTATTGCTATAATATAGGAGATATTTCTTGTATCATAGTTAATAATAAGAAAAAATAAAATACTGCGATGGCGGAATAGGTAGACGCTTATAAGGTAAGAGCCAGTATAATCCGATACGTCTGTCCATAATATAGATGGTTAGCTCATGCAAGGTGCAAATCCTTGCTCGCAGTATACGCTTAGCATCACGAGCCATTTGCCAAATGGTGCGGCAAAAGAAGAACAGTGATGCAGTGCCATGATTCGCCTGTCATGGTACTTACGGGATGTGGTGCAGTTAGGTAGCACGCTTGATTTGGGATCAAGAGGTCGCAGGTTCGAATCCTGTCATTCCGATTGCCCCTTCTCAGCTAGCAGGTTGGGGCAATGTCAAGGGTAGGCCAGCCCTTGGCTTGAAGTGAGGTTAACGATTACGAATGGGTCAGTCGTAATGTAATGAGGCTCTGTATTGTGCCTTCCTCACTTCTGGCACTCGTAAATTCTTTAAAGGTGCACGTTGGTTGTCGTGTAGTTTAAATAGGGAAAACGCTGTGACCGATTCACTGGCATATAGGTTCGAATCCTATCACGACAATTATTTAGGACCATCGCCAAATGGTAAGGCAAAGGGCTTTGATCCCTTTATGTACAGGTTCGAATCCTGTTGGTCCTGTATGGATCTTTAGCTCAGCTGGTCAGAGCAGTCGGCTCATAACCGATCGGTCCATGGTTCGAGTCCATGAAGATCCATGTAGTTGCTGCACACGCGATTGCGACGCAGGCACACCCAAAATACGTGCTTAAATAAGGGGCTGAATCCAGCGGTATAAGCAAAAACGGGATGCTCATCTGGATGACCGTGACACTATGGAGAGACATAGATTAAGAGGTGAAGGAGATGCCGTTTACAGAAAAACAGCAAGAGTTTTTTAATAACTGTAATCATAGATGGAATTTTAAAACAGGAGCTACGAGATCAGGAAAGACGTATGGCGACTATTTTTGGATTCCAAAGAGAATAAGAAATCGAATTGATAAACCAGGCCTGTCAGTCATATTGGGAGTTAGCAAGAGTACGATTGAAAGAAATATACTTGAGCCTATGCGAACAATATGGGGACAGGACCTGGTTAGAACTATTTCCACTGATAATACGTGTTATCTTTTTGGTGAGCGGGTTCATTGTCTTGGTGCTGAAAAAGTGTCTCAGGTGAGTAAACTGAGAGGAGCATCAATTAAATACTGCTATGGCGATGAGGTTGCAGAATGGAGTAAAGAAGTATTTGAGCTTCTTAAATCACGTCTCGATAAAGAATATAGTTGTTTTGATGGGGCATTAAACCCAGAAGGTCCGAACCATTGGCTGAAAGAGTTTTTGGATTCTGATGCGGACATTTATAATCAACATTATACAATCTTTGATAACCCGTATTTGCCCGAGGAATTTGTAACTCAACTTTGTAAAGAGTATGAAGGTACGGTTTATTATAAAAGATATATTGATGGAGAATGGGCTCTTGCTGAAGGTTTAATTTATCCATTCTATGAGGATTGTTTTGGTTATGCCAGTGGAAATACTCCAGAAGAATATTGTTTGTCTATTGACTATGGAACTTTAAATGCTTTTGCTGCAATACTTTGGGGTAAATTTGGGGCTACCTGGTATGGTTTAAAGGAATATTATTATTCAGGACGAGATTTAGGCGAACAGAAAACTGATGCGGATTACGCGAGAGATTTAGATGAATTTACCGGTAAACTTGAAGATCTTGAGACAATCATAGACCCATCAGCTGCATCATTCATTACTCTTCTTAAGCGAAAAAAAGGAAAATATAGAGTAAAAAATGCTGTCAATGACGTTGACAACGGACTTCGTGAGACAGCAGTTGCTCTTAAAAGTGGAAAAATAAAAATTAGTCCAGACATGAAGAACTGGAGAAAAGAAGCCGGTGGATATGTTTGGGACCCTGCTTCTTTAGTTGATAAGCCATTGAAAGTGAATGATCACTTAATGGATGCCACAAGGTATTTTGTAAAAACTAAAAGAATTTCTAAGGTTATTGAAGAATATCATTCACCGTTTAATAGGAGATAACATGTTTGCAATTGGATTTTTAACTGGTTCTCTGTTTATAATATCTATAGCCGTTTTAATAGGAGGTTGACATGCTTACTTTTCAAGATTTTGAAAAAGAGACTGATAAAGCTCAATTTGTAAGTACTGCTATCGCAGAACATCTTAGGAGTGAAGAATACAAAATCGCCAAATCAGCAGATGAATATGACCATCAAAAGAATGAGACTGTATATAATTATGTGAGAATGATTTTTGATCTTTTGGGAACTCCTATTGAAGACTTTACAGCAAGCAATAATAAAATTGCGTCTAACTTTTTTCATCGCTTAAATACTCAAAGGTGCACATATCTGTTAGGAAATGGTGTTTCCTTTTCTGATAATACAGAAGAAGTCATTGATGAAAACGGTGGAAAGACAGTCGTTGATAAGACTAAAGAGTTTCTTGGGAGACGTTTCGATAAAGATTTAAAATCGATTGCGTATTATGGTCTTATTCATGGAACCTCTTACGGATATTGGACTGAGGATACGAAAAAAGGAAATCGTCTTCATGTCTTTAAACTTACTGAATTTAAAGGCCTTCTTGATGAAGAGACAGGAGCATTAAGAGCGGGGATTAGGTTTTGGCAAATAGATTCCACTAAGCCGATGTTCGCTGTCTTGTATGAGAAAGATGGCTATACTAAATTTAAAAGCGAAAGTGGATATGCTAGTTTTGAAGAGATTCAACCTAAGAGAGCCTATAAAACCATAGTTCAAACTTCTGATTTTGACGGTGAAATAATTGTTGGAGAAGAGAATTATACTGAAATTCCAATTATTCCATTTTATGGAAGCGAGTTAAAACAATCCACTCTGGTCGGTATGCAACCAGGAATTGATTCATTTGATCTTATTCGCTCCGGCTTTGCAAATGATCTTTCTGACTGTGCTCAAATTTATTGGCTTCTTGAGAATTGTGGCGGTATGTCAGATGCAGAAGTAGAACGGTTTAGAGATCGTTTAAAATTCAATCATATTGCAGTAGCTGATACTGATAATTCTAAAGTGACGCCTTATACTCAAGAGATTCCATATCAGGCGAGAAAAGAATATCTCGACCATATAAGATCAGGTATCTATGAGGATTTTGGAGGTCTTGACGTCCATACTATAGCAGCTGGTGCGACTAATGACCATATCGATGCAGCATATCAGCCAATGGATGAACAGGCCGATGATCTTGAATATCAAGTCATTGAGTTTATTGATAAGTTGCTTGAGTTAGTTGGAATTGAAGATACTCCAATATTTAAAAGAAACAGAATCTCTAATCAGATGGAACAGACTAATATGGTTCTTTCTGCTGCCGACTATCTCGATGATGAAACTATCCTTAGTAAGTTGCCATTTATTACAGTGGACGAGATTTATAAGATCCTTGCCAACAGAGACACAGAAGATAGAGATACTTTTGATCAAGAAGAAAATGAGACGCCTACTGAAGAACAGGTAAAAGAGGAAATAATAGAGGAGTAAACAATGGCTGATTTAGGGGCTACTTTTGTTGATGCCGAAATTGCAAAGACCGAAAAAGAATTGAAAGCGGTTTATAATAAGGCATATAAAGATATTCTTCAAAAACAGAAAGATTTTAATGAAAAATATAAAGTTAAAGAAGAGAAAAAATTGAAGCAAGTAGCTTCTGGCCAAATGACTCAAGAAGAATTTGATCATTGGAAAAAAGGTCAAGTATTTCAAAGTAAACAGTGGGAAAATAAAAAGAAACAAATCCTTGAGACTATTTATAAGACTAATGAGATTGCGACTGGGATTGTAAACGGAAAAACTCATAACGTATTCGCATTTAATGCAAATTATACTGCATATGATTTAGAGCATGGAGCCGGAGTTAACTTCGGCTTCGAGCTTTATGATGAGGCTACTGTAGTCAATCTTATTAAAAATGATCCTCAGTTGCTTCCTAAATGGAAAATAGATCAGCCAAAAGATTACGTTTGGAATCAGAAAAAACTTAATCGACAAGTGAATCTTGGGATTATTGAGGGTGAAAGCCTTGATAAAATTGCTAATCGTTTAAGCGATGCTCTTACTGCTCAGAACTTTAATAAGATGAGAACATTTGCCCGTACTGCGATGACAGGGGCACAAAATTCAGGCCGCCAAATTCGTCTTGAAGAAGCAAAAGGCCTCGGCATCAAATTAAAAAAAGAGTGGATGGCTACTCTTGACTCTCATACGAGAATAAATCATAGAGAATTAGATGGTCAGAAAGTAGATACAGATAAAGAATTTGAAGTAGGAGGAATGAAAATTCGTTATCCAGGCGATCCTCAAGCTCATCCGTCAATGGTCTATAATTGTCGTTGTACGATGGTGGGCGACCTCGAGAATTATCCTGCTACCTATGACAGATATGATAATATAGATGGAAAAAGAATTAAGGGAATGACTTATAAGGAATGGGAAGAAGCTAAGAAAAAAGGAGATGATATTTCTCCTATTCCTCTTACTTATTCTCAAATTGGACTTTATAAGCAATCTGGCGATCTTCTTGATTTGTTTAAAGATAAAAAGATGTCCGCTCTTTATAATGAAATGAAGGCCACCGATACTAAAGCCGCAAATCAATTTTATGGTGAACTTAAGAAAATGGGAAAGCCATCTGAAGTTTGGCAAGGCTATATCGATGGAAAATTACCCGATGATCAATTAAAAGCAATCGATGATATGCTTCAAAAATATGCTGACAGCGCAGGTCTCTTAAAGAAGACTCCAGATGTAAAGGAGCTTTTTAAAGGCAAAAAAATGTCCAATGTCTACAATGAAATGAAGGAAGTAGACAAAACGGCTGCCAATCAATTTTATAATGAATTAAAGGCGATGGGCAAACCTTCTGAAATATGGCAGCAATATATGGATGGGACGTTGGATAAAAATACAGCAGATAAAATCACAGCCCTTCTCGAACAATATGCATCTAAAGCAAATACTGTTACTAGCCCTGTTAAAGATATTGCTGATGTTGCTAAAGATGTAGTAGATACTACTAAGGTTGCCGCTAAAACTGTCGATAATATAAAAGACATTAAAACTCTTGAAGATGCGCAAGAGGCACTTAAAAAAGCTCAAGAGGCCGTTAATCAAGCCGGTGCCGATAAGAAATTTGTCGGAATTTGGAAAGATCCTGTTACCTACGCAGATTATGAATCTAAGAAAGCCGATATAGCAGCTAAAAAACAATACTATTTGGATAAAATCGCGGAATTTGAATCAAAAGGGATAACGAATAATCAATTAAAACAGTATCTTAAAGACCTTGAAGAATTTGAAGCGAATGGGCAAGCATATTCTGATCTTCTTAAAAATCTCGAAGACGCAAAAAAGAAAGTCGCAGATTTAAGCCCTAAGCCTCAAATAAAAGACACTAAAACTCTTGAAGAAGCACAAGAAGCACTTAAAAAAGCACAAGAAGCCGTCAATTCTATTCCAAATAAAAAATTTACATTGCTTTGGAAAGAAGACGTTACGTATGCGGATTATGAATCTAAAAAAGCCGATATTCCTACTAAAAAGCAATATTATATGGATAAAATTGCAAAAGCAGAAGCTGAAGGTAATTCTATTAGTGCTAGTATTTTTAAAAATCATCTTAAAAACCTTGAAGAATTTGAAACTAATGGCGAAGCATATTCTGATCTTTTCAAAAATCTTAAAGATGCTAAGAAAAAAGTTTCAGAGTTTCATATTACAGGAAAAATGTTTAATGCAGATTCATTTGACGACGTCGTTAAAAAAGCTGCGCATGATTTTGATGATGTAGAAAAAGCCGACCATTTTCATAGAAAATATCTTGATTCTATATGGGATAAACTGACAGACGAAGAAAAATATGGCGTTTGGGAATATACTAGAAATTCTAATCCTATGAATAAATCGCTTTCTGGGTATCATGATGGATGGTCTAGAATGAATTTTGTAGGTTTAGATAAAACTGATTGGGGGCACGAAGATTCATGGAGGAGTTTGCCATCTGCTTTTCAGAAATACGGTAAAGATGGTCATGCGACATATCATAAAGCAATTACAGATACCACTAAAGCAATTGAAAAAAGCTCATTGCCAGAAGCTGTGACTCTTGTTAGAGGATCAGATAAGAGTGGCTTTGCTGGAATGATTGAAGGAGATTTGTTTTCATTTAGTGAAGCAGAAAAACTTTTGAAAAAACCTGTTAATAAGATCAAAGAGGCACTCGAAGGCCAAATTATTCAAAATCATGCTTTTACGTCAACTGGCATAGCGTCTGGTACAGGGTTTGATGGAGAGGTTGCTTATAGGATTTATGCTCCAAAAGGAACGCATGGAATTTATGCCGAACCACAATCATATTACGGAGATACTGTGGGCTCAAATGCTAAACTTTATAAAAAAGGTCAGTCATATTCGAGCATTGGCAGTGAGGCAGAAGTCATTCTTCAAAGAGGCACAGAATTTAGAATAACCAACGTTGAGAAAGACGAAGGAACTTTGATCATCGAAATGGAAGTTGTTGCTCAGCCTGATTATTTCAAATATGGCGATGAAGATACTTTTAATGCTGGTAAAACTCGACATAAAAAATAATATGTACAAATTTTAATGCACATGATATAATAAAAATAAAAAGATCATAGGAGGATAAAAATGAAGAAACGCGAGTTTTCACCGATGAAGTGTCAAACATCAAATCCAAACGAAATTTTTTGCCACGATTGTGCATTTAGAGATAAGACTACCATTGACATAGGAAATAAAACTATTGCCGTAGGTGTGACTAAGGCTTATTGCGATATTTTTGTAAAACCAAATTCAAAGCCTCATGAGATATTGTTTGATGAAGCCCCTTGTGATTATTGGGTTAAAGATCAGGAGGTAATAGAGTAAATGGCTGGACTTACTGGAAGTGTTGGCGGAATAGAAATTACTAAAGATAACAGTAAAGAAGTGTTGGCTTCTCTTGAAGATCAAGGTGAAAAGATTCTTACTATGATCGGAATTAAGGCTGAAAAATATGCTAAAGCATTATGCCCTGTAGGTACGTCTGAAAGTACAGGTGTTAAAGGTTATCGAGGGGGTACCCTTAGAAATTCCATTACTTTTCAAGTAGAGAAAGAAGGCAATACAGTAGGACTTGCAGTTGGAACCAACGTCGAATATGCCCCATTTGTCGAGCTTGGGACACTGGGAGGATTCGAGGGTCTTCCTCCTGAATGGGAGTCTTTTGAAGCTCCTCCTTCTAAAGGTCTTAAGCAGGGTAAAGGAATTAAAGCGAAACATTTTCTTCGTGATGCTATTCAGGATCATTTGCCCGAATACAAAGCCATCATAGAAAGTGAATTAAAAAACGCCTGAGCTTAATCGCTCAGGCGTTTTGTTATTTTTTATTCTTACTGTTCATTTGCCTTGATGCTGAGCAATGCCTCTGCCCATTTTTCACATTCAGCTTTAACTCCCTTACGACTCAGACCTTTCGCCCAAGTGCATCCGTCTGCGCTGTACATCTTGAAGGTTTCTACCATTTTTCCATAATACTCGTTGAACCAAAATCCCTCACTTACTACAGTAACTCCATATTTTTTCTCGATGGTCTTGAACCCGTTCGTCATGATCTTATCTCCTCTCAAGTGGTTGAGTATCATTTAGCTTACATTATTATTCTATCAAATAACCTTCGGTTTGTACACTTATTTTTGTAGTTTTCACGCCTGAATACTGCACAAAATTTCCACTAATTTATTGTGCAGTATTTACAGGGCTCAAATTTTATGATACAATCCTTATTGGAAGGTATAAAGAATCTTACCTGATAAAACTCAAAGGCGAAGAACAGCCCCGAAGAAAAGGAGAGTAAATTTTATGGCATTAACAAGAGCATTTCTCAAAGGACTTGGCCTTACGGACGACCAGATGAGTGCGATTATCGAAGCGCACACTGATACGGTCGATGGGATCAAGAAAGACAGAGACAAGTACAAAGCTGACGCTGAAAAACTTCTTGACGTCCAAAAGGAACTGGACGACTTGAAAGCAGGCTCTGATGATTGGAAAGGTAAGTACGAGAAGGAACATAAGGCCTTTGATGACTACAAGAAAGACGTTTCCTATAAAGAGACTAAGGCTAAGATTGAGGCTGCGTATAGAAAGCTGCTTAAGGATGCCAACGTTGGTGAGAATCACCACGACTCAATTCTAAAGGTCACTGATTTCAGTACAATGAAACTTAATGAAGACGGCACCTTGGCCGATTCCGATAAACTGAATGAAGCGATCAAAAAAGATTGGAGTGGATTTATTGCCAGCACAGATAAGAGAGGAGCAGGTCCTGAAAATCCGCCCGGAGGAAAGAAAACCGAATCGCTTGGAAGGGCGGCTCAGCTTGCGAATCAGTATCACAATGGACTCTTTGGAAAGAATAAGGAGGAGTAAAAATGTCTTTTATTGGCGCAGGTCATCAGGGGCAGACCTATGCTCCTGGTTGGTTCCTTGTTAATAATGAGGATTGTTCTAGATTTACTAAGACTATTCCGCAATCTCTTGCAACTACTGCAGCAGATGGTACTAAGTATGTGAAGATGGGCACGGTGTTTCCGTCTAATGATGCAAATGCAATCGGTATCATTTATGAAGATGTTGATGTAACTTCTGGTGCTATGCCTGGTTCTGTGGTCACTAAGGGTGAAGTTTATAAGGATCGTCTTCCTGTCACTCTTGCCGCTACGGCTGAAACTGCTCTTAAGGCACTTGGTTTTACTTTTGTTACTGCTGTTCCGACCGTTACTCGGCCGTACTAATAAGGAGGTGATCCTATGCCTAATGTAAATTGGGAACAGAATATCTTCGGAATGATTCCACGGTCTGAGTGGATCGAAGTCGGTTTTAATGTTACTCGTCAGAATGATCCTATTGACGGCCTGTTTGGTGATCTTAAGACAGATAATCTTGTGGCTGAATGGGAGAATATTGCGGCTGAGTATCAGATTCCTATGATGGCACAGTTTCATGCATTTGATACTGAGTCTCAGAAGACTTTCAGAATTCCAATCGATACTAAGAACATTGAAAAGGGCCTTATCAAGGTTAAGATTAATCAGTCTGAAAGACTGAGAGCACTTACTGGAAAAGGTGTTCAGGGAAATGCTCTTTATGACTATGTCCTGAATGACGGAATTCGTCTTGCTGAGCAGGTTTTCACTCGTTCTAAGGTCGCAAAGAATGAACTGATGGCAACCGGTCAGGTGACCATTAAGGAAAATGATCTTGATCTCACAGTTGACTATGGTGTTCCAGCTTCTCATAAGGGTCTGACTTTTGATGTTGGAGCAGGAGCAACCGATGATCTTGCTTCTCAGATTCAGGATATTCTCGATGCAGCTGAAGCAGTAGGTGTTACTATTACTGGCATCATGACTTCTAAGAGAAATCTTACGAAGATGAGGAATAATGCAGGCCTTCAAACCCTGATCAATGGAAATATTGGTGCGGGTCAGCTGATTAAGAACTCTGCTCTTAAAGCATATCTCGAGGAAGAGTTTGGAATCACCCAGATCGTAACCAATGATCTTACTTACGGTAAGAGTGCTACTATTGGTGCTAATGGTCGTCCTGTTGTTTCCTCTGCTAGATACTTCCCATCTGATAAAGTTACGTTCTTTGCTTCTAATCCAGGCGGAAAGCTTGGTACTGGACTTTGGGGGAATCCGCCTGAAGCAGATGACTTTGAAATTAAGGTAGGAGCTTCTGGTATTTCTCCATATGTTTGGGTGAGCCAGTGGTTTGAGCAGGATCCTCATGTTCTTTGGACTAAGGCCTCTGCTCTGTATATGCCAGTTCTTTACAATCCTGATTCTCTGTGGATTGCTGATGTAACTGAAACCGATGAGTAAATGAGGTGATGAGATGCTGGAACAAATTTTAGATTTTGTTCATAATTATTTTGTGAAAGAAGTACATAAAGGAAGTTTCAGCATCTCAGATGAGTCTCTTAATGTTGATTTTCTTCAGCCTGGACAGTATTTTAAGGTCATAGGCTCAATATTTAATGACGGGGTCCACAAATTTGGAACAGACACTCTCCTGGATGAAACATTTGTGGGCGAAATTTGGGCTATGGCCGTTCCTCCTGCGGTCATAGCCCTTTCGGATGAGATAAAAGATTGGGTCACTAAATATGGCGATCAAGCCTCCAGTCCTTATCAGTCTGAGTCATTTGGAGGATATTCTTATAGTAAAAAATCTTCAGGTGGTCAATCTGGCGATGGTAATGCGGCTTCTGATTGGACTGGAATTTTTAGATCCCGTTTAAATCATTGGAGGAAAATATCATGAGTTTATTGTTGGACGCAATGGAAAACTGCGTCATACTAAATAAAATCACTGTGCCAGATGGATACGGTGGAAGAAATGACGTATGGCAGGAAAGTGATTTTGAATTTGGAGCTGCTATAGTATTCGATACTTCAATTGAAGCTAGAAGAGCTGAAGCTGAAGGAGTACGCAGTCTTTATACTGTTACGACAAAAAGAAAAATTACTCTTGAATATCACGAAGTTTTTAAAAGATTAAGAGATGGAAAAATTTTTAGAGTTACCTCTGATGGAGATGATAAATATACTCCAAAGAGTGCGACTCTCGACATGCGACAAGTAACGGCCGAAGAATGGGAACCTCCTACTAATAATGGATAAATCTCAAGCGATTCATGCCTTTTGGTCACAATTTGGACTTGAGGCATATGATGAAAATACTGTTCCTGACGATGCAACTATGCCTTATATTACATATGAGGTCAGTGTCGGTTCTTTAGATGATCCAATAAACATGATGGGGTCTGTTTGGTATAGATCGACTTCATGGAGAGAAATTACTAAAAAAGCCGATGAAATTGCAGAAACTGTGAATGGTAACGGTTATTATATCTCAGATATAGATAACCGAGGACATTTATATATTACTAAAGGAATTCCTTTTTATCAAAGAATGTCAGATCCGGCCGATGATATGATAAGAAGAATTTACTTTAATCTTACTGCTGAATTTTTAAGTAATTAAAGGAGGTTTTATTATGGGCCTTTATACTAAAGTTTCTGAAGATGCATTTGATACTTTACAGCTTGATGCAGGAGTACTTCTTTCTACTTTTGATCCAGCTAATCCTTATACTGCACCTGCCAGTGCCGATATTATTGCGACGACTTCTGGTGGAATCAATCCAACATGCGTGCCAACCTATTCAGATTTTGGCGAAGATGTGGATAATGTTCCAAACAACATGAAGGAATTTAAGCATCTTGATGGATGGGATTGCGCGATGGCATTTACATCTATTAAGTTTAATGCTGCAAATGTTGCATGGTCTCTTGGTGCTTCGGAAAGTACTACAGTAGCGGCGAGTGCTAGCACTGCGGGATATACTAAAATTGTTCCACGTAGAGATTTAAAGCAGACTGATTTTAAAGATTTATGGTGGGTTGGAGATAAAGCCAATGGTGGTGCATTTGCTGTAAGATTAATTAATGCACTTTCTACTGGTGGTTTGAGCATTCAGTCTTCTAAGAATGGCAAGGGGACAAATCAGATGACAATCACTGGCCACGTGTCTATTAGTGATCAAGATATTATGCCCATGGAGTTTTATGATATTGAACCTCAGGAGTAAATAAATGGAAAGAACAAACGAAGAAATTTTAGATTTGTTTGCTAACCTTATTGAACCTTGCTCTGAAATAATGGGCGATAAAGAGCTCGCTACTTTAGTTAAAAATAGAGAACCAAAGTCTAAAATAGCTAGCATGGCCATAAGAAATCATAAGAAATCAATTATTGAGATTCTTGCGATGATTGATGGAAAAGATCCGAGCGAATATAAAATTAACATGTTTCTTCTTCCAATAAAGGTCATCTCATTTTTAAATAGTCCTGAGATAGAAGAGCTTTTTCCATCGCAGGGTCAGAAGAAAAGCGGACAATCTTCTGGCTCTGCTACGGAGAATATAATGGTTGTAGAAAATTAAAGCCGTTTTTACGGTATTTTAAGGCACGCGAACGGCAATGGTTAGATGAGTTCTCGTGCCGAATTTATATTACTGATTCGTTAAAAGCAATTTCTGAAAATACTTCTAAATTGTTTGGTGGAGTAAATGTTCAAAATAGATATTTGGATGTTATAAGGCCAACTAAAATAGAAGAAGTTGAAGATGATCCGCGAAGTTGTGAAGAAATTGCTCAAGATATTTGGAATAGAATAAGAAAGAAAGGAGGTAGTCTTGATGGACCTTCTGGCACTGGTAGCAAAATTAAGTCTTGATACGAGCGAATATGAACAAGGAATAACCAGGGCAGGCGGTATAGTAAGTTCGTTAGGAAAAGGAATTACTACCGCAATGGGAATAGGAGCTGCAGCAGTTGGAGCAGCCACTACTGCCGTTATTGGTCTTGCTGGAGCTTCAGCTAATGGATATGCTGAAATTGAACAGCTTAGAGGTGGTGTAAAAAAGCTTTTTGGCGATCAAGATGCTCAAACAGTTATAAAAAATGCCAATAATGCTTTTATGACGGCTGGTCAGTCTGCTCAACAATATATAGATCAAGTTACCTCTTTTTCTGCTGCTCTTATAGGTTCTTTGGGTGGAGATACCGCTGCCGCTGCAGAAAAAGCAGACGTCGCGATGAGAGCCATCGCAGATAATTTTAATACTTTTGGTGGTGATATTTCAGGGATTCAAAATGCATTTCAAGGTTTCGCCAAACAGAACTATACCATGCTGGATAACCTTAAATTAGGTTATGGCGGAACAAAAACTGAAATGGAACGTTTGATTGCTGACGCGAATGATTACGCTAAGACAATTGGGCAGGCTTCTAATCTTTCTATAGATTCCTTTGCAGATATAGTCACCGCTATAGATTTAGTTCAACAAAAACAAAATATTGCTGGAACTACTTCTAAGGAAGCAATGACTACTGTTGCCGGTTCAATCGGGATGGTAAAGGCTGCTTGGGAAAATCTTGTGACAGGATTTTCTGACCCCGATGCTGACATCAGTAAATTAATTTCTCAAGTAGTAGAAAGTGCAGGATATGCATTTGAAAATTTTCTTCCTGTTTTAGAGCAAGGATTGGAAGGAATTGGTTCATTTATTGAACAAATGGGGCCAATAATCGCTGAAAAACTTCCCGAGTTAGCAGACCGTATTTTGCCATCAGCGATAAGTGCGGCTGTATCGTTGATAGGAAGTGTAGCAGCTACATTGCCGAGTTTAGCTGAAACGCTCGTTAATACTTTACGAGATGCTATAATTACTTATGGGCCAGGTCTTCTTGAATCTGGCAAGTCTGTAATATCTAATCTAGCCAACGGAGTAGTTCAGAATGCACCTTTGGTAGTTGATGCGATTTTGAATGCAATAGATAACGCCAAAGCCTTTATAGAGACTCAACTTCCTGAATTTTTGGATAAAGGAGTAGAGACTATTTCTAATATGGCGAACGGCATGCTTCAAAATTTGCCAGAAGTTCTTACAGCTATAGGAAGTATTATTAACGCTCTATTAGACGCTCTGCTCGCCGCACTTCCGTCACTTCTTGAATCTGGTGTAAAATTAATCATAAATCTGGCCCAAGGAATGATCCAGAATGGTCCAGAGATCATTACTGCCATTCAAAATATTCTTGCTCAGCTTCTCGCCACTATTGTGGAACATTTACCACAAATTCTTGAGAAGGGCGTTGAATTAATCGGAAAGCTTGCCGCAGGAATTATTCAGGCCATCCCCAATGTAGTGAGCGGTGTTAATCAGGTGATAGATAATATTACTAGATTACTTACAGGGTTAAAGGATAGGGCTCTTAATTGGGGACTCGATATGATTAAAGGCTTTGCTGATGGAATTAAAAATGGGCTTAAGTATGTTGGCGATGCCATTGGCAGTGTTGCAGAAAAAGTGACAAGTGTTATTCACTTTTCTCGTCCTGACGAAGGACCTCTCAGATATTACGAGCAATGGATGCCAGATTTTATGAAAGGCCTTGCCGCAGGAATTGAGGATAATATGTGGCGAGTTGAGGATGCGATGTCTGAAGTCGCTGGTCTGATGACGGTTAATCCGGATGCTTCTTCTGTCGGAATGGTTGGTGGAACGTTTGCTCCTGTCGTGAATGTTAACATATATCCTACCGAAGATCAAAATGCAGAGGAAATCGGTCAGGCGGCAATTGAAGCAGTAAACTTTGAAATCAAATCTTTGAGAGGAGCGTGGGGACATGCGTAATTATTTCAACTCGTTCTTCAACTTCTTTGAGTTTGACGAAAGACCATCCACAGATTTCGGTGTGATGGTCTTTGGCAGTGGTGCATACTCTGATCCAGAATCAAATGAAACCGAGGTGAAAATCCCCGGAATGAATGGCGTGCTTCATTTCTGGGATGGCAGTTATGGAGAAGTTACCGTAAGTTATTCTGTAATGGTGAAGGGAACCGATGCAATTCAGGTGCGTGAAAAAGTAGAGCGAATGCGTGCATGGTTGCTGTCCAAACGTAAATATTGCCGCTTGCAAGATACGTTCCATCCTGATTACTACCGTATGGGGATTTACAAGGGGAATTCTGATGTGGAATATTCTCAAAATTTACAGATGGGAAAACTGGAAATTCGGTTTAAATGCAAGCCTCAAAAATTTCTGATAGATGGTGATTTGCCAATTCGTTTTGAGGCAAACGGGCGTATTTATAATCCAACTGATTTCACCGCGAGTCCGCTAATTCATCTGTATGGGACTGCTAATGTTGGTGCGGCATTTAACATCAGTGCTAATCAGCAGATAAATCTCACTTTCCCAGATAGTGGACAGATGATTATTGATACGGAATTGGGAGAGGTTTATGATACAGATGGAACAAATTTGAATAATAAAGTATCATTCTCAGCCACAAATACGGCACAGGACTTTCCCAAGATTGCTTCGGGAGACAGTGCAGTGTTGATGTGGAATATGATGGCAGTTGAAATCACTCCGAGGTGGTGGACATTATGAAGCCTGTTTTGTTTAGTCCAAACAGTACAGTTTTTAACACGAACGGCATAGGGAGACTTATGCCTATTTCGTGTATTGTTACTGAGGAGCGTAATTCTATCTTTGAATTAGAAATGACAGTAAAGATGGGGTGTGCTCATTATGATGATATAAAACAATCTGCTATTGTTGTTGCGAAACCGTCACCGAGAAGAAAGCCACAGCCATTTAGAATTTACTATGTTTCTCGTCCTATAGGGGGTAAGGTAAAAGTCAAGGCGGAACATTTGTCTTACTGGCTAAACTATATTCCAGTTATGCCATTTTCCTCTGTTGCGGGTGCGCAAGGTGCATTAAATGCATTTAAAGCTAATGCGGCGGAAAGCTGTCCATTTACATTTGAAACTGATATAACTTCAAGTGCTTCTTATGCCATTTCCGCTCCTGAGTCCATCAGGCATTATCTGGGTGGAGTAAGAGGCAGTATCCTTGATGTGTTCGGTGGCGAATATGAGTGGGATAACTATAAAGTCATCCTTCACAAGGCAAGAGGGAAGAACAGGGGACTTGTCTTAAGATACGGGAAAAACATTACAGACCTTAGACAGGAAGAGAATATTGCCAATACATTTACTGGTGTTTGTCCTTATTGGCAGAGCACAGAGGGGCAGACGGTAACGCTCCCTGAGAAAGTAATCCATTCGGAGAATGCGAGTAATTTCCCATTTCAAAGGACGATTACAAAGGATTTCTCCGATAAATTCGATAATGCTCCTACTGAAGCACAGTTAAGGGCATATACTCAAAATTACGTCAATCAGTCTGGTGTGGGAGTCCCGAAAGTCAGCGTAGATGTGTCTTTTGTTGACCTTGCTCAAACTGAAGAATATAAAGACTTGTTTGCACTACAAGAAGTGGAGTTATGTGATACAATAAAAGTAGAATTTCCGGAACTTGGGGTGAGCACAACTGAAAAGGTCACAAAAACTGTCTATGATGTGTTGAATGAGAAGTACACAAAAATTGGAGTCGGTGATGTTCGATCAAGTCTTGCGAGAACGATTGAAGATCAAATTGACACTGTCTCGTATATGCCGACTGCTTCTGAAGTTCAACGGGGAATTGATCGTGCAACAGGAGTCTTAAATCAGGGCAGAATGGGACACATGGCAGTAAACCGCAATTCTGAGGGATATAGCAATGAACTTTTATTTCTCGATGAACAGAGCGGCGGGAATCTTTATGCCGCAAGACAAGTTCTGCGCATCAATATGGCAGGTATTGGATTTTCAAGCACGGGATATCAAGGGCCATACCATCAGTCGTGGAATATGCTTGGTCAGATGACGCTTGGTGGTGTAAATAATGCCTATGGTGACTTGATGATCTTGGATGAAAACGCCATTCCCAAAATTCAAGTTGATAAAAACGGCTTGAAGCTATGGAATATAACCGCTATTGGGTATTATTACAATGGTGGGTTTTATTCCGATGCAAATCATACCAACTTAATCACACCAACGGATCAAGCCTGTTATTATGATCTTGCCACTCGTCAGGTATACATTTATAACGCAGAAAACACAACGTATTCGGCCGTAAGTGGAAAACAAGGACTGCTTGCTAAGATGACTTCTGAAGGTCTTGGAGTGTATGCCGGGACTATTGATTTCAGTTGGGGCGATGGCAAAATCGGAGTCTTCGCAGATGGTACAAAATTTCAAGCGGGAGATTGGATTGTTGATAAATCTCTTGGCAGAAGCACATTCCAGAGTGTGGACACATATACTGGACTCTCTGCCGAAACCGAGGACGATGATCAACTTTATGCGTGGGTGGCATATTTCGATGATGATGATTATGTTTTTGCTGTTAACCGTAGAGGAATATTCACAATGTATGACGTGAATATTCAGGGTACTTCCGTTTTGGCGGCAATTCAAGAAATTGAAAGAAAAATATCTGCAAGCACTGGCAGTGATGATGATGATGATGGTGACTATGAGGGAGACGGAACCGGAATGGGAGAAAACACAGAGGGTGCATATCTGGAAGATGGTAGGGTCTCCGGTGATGATGCGATCATTAACCCATAAGAGGAAAAATTATGCCACAGACAAATCATGGAAGCATTGAGTGGTTGCGTGTGCCAAATCCAGAATACATTCAAGATAACACAAAACCAAGATTAATAAAGAAATGGCTTCGAGATAGTTGGTCAAGAAGAAAGATTGTAGCCTTACAAGGCGAAGTTGCAATATTGCAAGGTCAGGTTACAACCTTGCAAAATAACTACACGGCACTTGAAGCAAGAGTTTCAGCATTGGAAAACGTTTAAAGGAGGTTGCAAATGGCTATTCCGACTTATAAGAATATCCTTAACATCAGACCGGGTTCAATTCCGGTTGTAGTGCATTTGTCTCAGGGTGATGTGGGACGAATACTTGAATTTTATCTGTATGATGGAAGTGCACCTGTTTATCCTGATTCGTATCAGGTTTCTGTCCATGGTATCAGGCAGGACGGTATGGGATTTGGCCCGTATACTGTGACCACCACGTCTGGAAGTAATCTTGTAAAGATTGAAACCACTGAAGATATGACGGCAATTAAGGGTGCTGTTCTTGCCGAAGTAACCATTACGGGAACTGACGAAAGTGTAAGCACGGCAAACTTTGCTATGCTTGTTGAATCTGGTGTATTTCCAAATGCGCCTGTATATTCTACGGATATCTCTATCTATCAGCAGATTCTGACTTATGTACAAAGTTTTCCTGCTGATGTTAAGGCAGATTATAACACAAAAATTACTGCACTTCAGAATAGTCTGAGCACGGAGATTTCCAATCGGACGGCGGCTGAGGATATTATTAATGCACGAATTGATAATATTATTACACCGTCTGGTGATCCTTCTCTGATTGAACTTGCAGACATTCGTGTGGGGGCCGATGGTACTAATTATGCATCCGCAGGAGCGGCAGTTAGGGGGCAGGTTACTGATTTAAAGAGCGCTTTTAGTATTAATGCGTATGATAAGTTATCTCTTTTCGCAAGCGACAACACAAAAACCGCTAATGGGGTCACGTTGGCATGGGTGACGTCAGAACGGAAAGTTTATATTACCGGGACATCAACGGGGTATATGTTCGTGGATATGTATAACAACCCAACGGTACTTCCCCAAGAACTTGTTCCCGGAGCAACCTATAAGCTTGTTTTGAGTAGAGAGAAAATTGGTTGCGGATTTAAGTATATTTTTTATGGGAGCGATGAAACATATAGTGAAGTCGAACTTACAAGTGATGGCGTTATCACTGTACCGTCTGATGCAATAGGCTTTAGACTCCGGGCATTTGTGAATAACGGATTTGTAGGGCCGAGTGTAATGACTGCATCCATGCCGAGCGATATAACAAATCATGAATTGCATGATGAAATACGAACCATCACCGACAGAATGATTTATGCATGTAATGCATATGATGTTTTACAGCGGTCTGGGTCATTTACTGACAGAACTCTGTATGGTGTGACTTTTACATGGAATGCAGATCATACGGTGTGCCATGTAAGTGGTACAGCGACTCAGGGATCGTTCGTAAATATTCTGTACGATCTATCTGCATTGCCTGCGGGAGTAGAACCCGGAGAAAAATATAAAATACGGTTCACAAGCACTGGTGACAGCGTAGAAATACGATATGCGTTCTATTCCGGCGGTGTGCTTATTGGTACAGAGCAGAAAACTTCGGTAGACAGGGATGTTTTCATTCCGTTGTCCGCTGATGGAATGTTTTTGAGGATATATGCGACCGCCGATTTTGACAATACCAATGGAGCTGATGTAACTGTTGCACTGCTTAACGCAAATACGAATGCTGAACTAAGCGAAGAAGTGAATGCGCTTTCTGGGACAGATATTCTTAAAAGTCTTACGCTTTTTCCAAACCGTTCTATTAACGGTATGCAATATGAGTGGGCTAATGGTGTATGCCATGTATACGGAACATCAACCGCAACCGCAACATATTTGCTATACAACGGCACACTTAGCGGATTTAATCCGGGCGATTATTTAACGATACGGTATGAACGCACGACAGCGTATATCGGACTGTCTATTGCATTCTTTGATGTAGACGGAAATAGCCTTATGTCTAAAACGGACACACGGGGATTTTCATTCCGTGTGCCAGATGATGCGTATAGATTTGCATTTAGTTTATTTGTTGTCAGCGGACGGACACTGGATGATTATATCACTCGTCTACAGTTAATTAGGTTACAGAAAAAGCGTATGGATGTTCCATATATAGTGACATTCATCGATGATGATACCACGAACGATACATACGTCACCAGATACCATGATGCTTGCTGTCATAACGGTGTAAAGGGCAATTATGCTGTTATTACAAAAGCTATTGAAGACAGCAATACAACTTTAACAAAACTCTTGCAGTATGAGGACGAGGGATTTGGAATGTTGGTACATTGCTATCAGCAATCAGGGGTATCTGAATGGGGCATATCAAATCGCACAGAGGCGCAGACCACTGTTTGTTGTGCAAATCTTGCGAAAGGAATGCGCCAAATGCACGAACACGGTTTTCTTAACTTTAATCATTGGGTTTCTCCGGGTGGAAGGCACGAATCTGACTTAATTGCCATTTCGGAACAGTTAGGACTTGACTGTTTGATGACGATCGGGGATACAACGGCTAATGACATGGCGGGCTATGATGCAAGACATATTAAACGATGTTCGTTTTGGTATGATGATAATTACACTGCATACAACAGCATGGCTGGAATTAAAGCAATTATTGACGCAACTGTTGCCAATCCTGACGGAGGTTGGTTAATAATTGCCACACATTTCAATGACGGATGGCCTACTCTCACATGGGATGATACAGAAGACGCAAATGGTTATCCTGTTGGATATGCACGTTTCAACGAAATGGTACAGTATGCATTGAATGCCGGGCTTATTCCGATGTCTTTCGGCGAAGCATGGTCTTACTACAAACCTGTTATAGACGCTAACTGTCAGATGTGCGACAACATAAATGCGGAATAACTTTCTTATGTTTTGGACACTTTAAATCAGTAACCATATCGTTGACATCAGCGACATGGTTATGGACTAAACAGACTGCGGGGGAGCGGCTTCTGCCGCTCTCTGATACAAAAGCTATTTACAAATTCTTCTAAATAATTTAAAATAATTAAAAATGAGGTGCTTCGATGGAATATGTCCCGCTTCTCATCTCTGGAGTGGCACTGTTGTTCTCTGCGTATCAGTTCGTCAAAGCGACTGAGAAAGAGGATACGACACAGATTACAACAGTGCTGATTAAATTGGAGGGAATTGCAGACGGCATTGCTGAAATCAAAGCAGACATGAAGAATGTCAAAAGCGACATTCGTCAGCTTTATGAAAGGCTTGCGAAAGTTGAGGCTTCTACAAGTTCTGCGCATAAACGCATAGATAACATGAAGGAGGAAATCAAATGATTGACTGGAAACGGAAACTTACGAGCAGGAAACTGTGGGCGGCTGTAGCGGGTTTTGTGTCTGGACTTCTAATTTTCCTTGGGCATTCTCAGACGGAGGCAACGCAGATTGCCGCACTGATCATGTCTGGTGCATCTGTGGTGGCGTACTGCGTAGGTGAAGGGCTTGCCGATAATGGCAATGGTGTAATCTGGGCTCCTGATAAGGAGGATACAGATGGACAGTAACTATGAAAAAGGCAAAAAGCTCCTGAGAGGTGGATATACTCAGTATACTCCTGACGGCAGAGCACAATTTATCAAAGCAGGAGCATACGGCAAGCTTCCCAAAAAGGGGGCTTGCCAGTATAATTATATAGCATCAAAAGGTCGTGTTGGCCACATTGCCATCGTGGAGAGATGTGAAATTGACTATGACAGGCGAAGGTTTACTACATGGACGATTGAGGGAAACACTAATTCTCAGGAATGGCAATCAAATGGCGGCATGGTGGCTGAGAAAGTTTACAGAGATATTCCGTTTGATTCTGTCGGCGTGGGGACTGGCAGTCACATTGATGGTTTCGGCTATCCTAACTTCGGGGACGATACTTGCACAGCTGATGAATTTATTGAAGCTCTGAAAAAAGAGATGGGCTATATCGAAAAACGGGATAGAAATGAAAATGGCGCAACAGACCGAAACGCCACTGAATACGAAAAGACCGTAAATAAAGGTATCAATAATTTTACAAAATATGGAAACTGGATGCACTGCAATGGTGTCCAATGGTGTGCGCAGTCTGTGTCATGGAGTGCTTGGCTTGCCTGTAAAATCCATTCCGAAAAGAAGAAAACTGGATGGAGTACAGATGGTTATGAATGGTACTACCAGATTGATGGAGAGTACGCAAAAGATCAGTGGTTATACATTGATGAAAGATGGTATGCCTTCGATGGAGCAGGGCACATGGTCACTGGGTGGTTCTTATCAGATGATGACTGGTACTATCTTAACCCGGAAGACGGGGCCATGCTTGCTGACCAGTGGCTTGAATACAGAGGAATTTACTATTATTTGACTCATTCTGGGGCGATGGCAAAGAATGTTTTTGTGAAAGATAAAAACGGCTTCTGTTACATTGATTCTGACGGAAAATGGGATGGTAAATATATAGAACATCCTGGCCCGGGAGTGGAGGTAATCAATCATGAATGAGCCTATACCGTATATTGTACATGAAAGCATTATGGCAAGAATGGAGCGAACTATAAAACGTTTGTGGATTCTCTGTATCATCATGTTTGTATCTCTTATCTTGACGAATGGCCTATGGATATGCTATGAAAGATCATGGGAAGTTGTGGAACAAGACGTTTCGCAGGATGTTGACACTGGAAACGGCGATGCCGTAATTACTGGCATAGGGGATATTAATTATGGCGAAAATAAAACAGAGGATCAGAACTAAGAAACGTGTCCGTAAAGTCGGTGGCAATTCTGGTTACGTATCCTGTAACATGTGTCATGGGACAGGCAGAGTAAAGAATTGGCGGAAAAAAGGATGAAAAATAAATTCGATTTATCGAGATCAGAGCTCGAATGCTTGATAAACGAATGGATTTTCTCTGAAAGAGATAGGGCCATTCTTAGAAGAAGACTTTTAGATGGAATTTGCTATGAACCTTTAGCAGAAGAATTTGAGCTTTCAGTAAGACAAATAAAGAATATAGTTTATAAAGGGGAAAATAAACTCTTTAAACATGTATAAGTAAATATGCACAAGGAAAAAATAAATCCTTGTGCATGTTTTTTATTTACAAGATACAAATATTTTTGTACAATGTACTTGTAAGTTAAATGACGCTCAAATATAAGAGGAGATAAGAGAATGACTAAAAGAATATGGACAGAAGAAGAAATCAAGAACCTTGTTCAGATTAATGATAAAGTTCTTTATGGAGCCCTTAAAAAACTCTATGCTTGCCAGACTGCTGAAGAGCAGAATGATAAAGAAACTCATGAGCAGAATGGAAAGGGATTTAATGGAGTAGATGCTCCAATTCTTTCTAGCTTTTGTGAATTTCTCAATAAAACTGGATTCCTTACCCACAAGCAGAAAGTACTTGCTCGTAAGAAATTAGTGAAATATAATAAGCAGCTTACAGTCTTAGCAAATGCATAAAAACTGCACGAAATGTGCCTATCGAGTTCATTCTCGATAGGCCTTTTTTATTTTAGAATAATGTAGGAGGAAAAGGGCATGCAAGGATATATAGATCGTCTTATAAGATGTGGCTTTTCATATCATCGAGCATATTATGAATGCTGTGATTTTATAAAAGAATATGGATTAGAAGGTTTAGAAGACTATGTTTCTTCTATAGAAAAGGAAAATAAAAGAAATGTGGATTGAATATAATCCAAATCCTACTGGAAGAAAAGTCGGTGACTGCGCAGTTAGAGCAGTTTCCAAGGCATTATCAATAGATTGGGAAACAGCATATAATCTAATAGCATCTAATGGGTTTGCCATGGGCGATATGCCTTCTTCTGATAGTGTATGGGGATCAGTTCTTAGACAAAATGGATTTTATAGAAAATCGATACCAAATTACTGTCCAGATTGTTATACTGTGAAAGAATTTTGCAGAGATAATCCAAAGGGAATATTCGTATTAGGTTTTGGCGGTCATGTCGCAACGGTTGTTGACGGTAATCTCTATGATTCTTGGAATAGTCTTAATGAAATCCCCGTTTATGTTTGGTATAGAAAGGATTGATTAATATGGCGTATAATAATTATTTTCCTGCTACATATCAACCATTTTATCCGCAATATCCTCAGCAATCACAAATGCAGAATATGGCTCAACCGCAACAGCAGCAGATGATGACTCCGCCTACGATTAGAGCAGAAATTGTTCAGGTGGGAAGTAAGGCTGAGGCAATAAATTTCCCTGTTGGTGCTGGTCAAACGCAAATGATGATTATGAGAGATGATTCCGCTATTTTCATTAAATCAGCTTTCGCCAATGGTCAAGCAAATCTTGATGAATATATCAGAAAACCCCCAGAACCTGAAAAACCAACTGCGGACTATATAACTCGTGAAGAATTTGAGCAGAGGATGTCAGCACTCCAAAGAAAGGTGGTAAGCAATGAGCAACCTGTTTCAATCTCTCGGGCAGCAACCCCAAAGACCTCAACAACCACAGAACCCAATGCAGTTACTTCAGCAAATTAAATCTGATCCTGAAGGGTTTATGAAAAGTTGTAATATTAATGTGCCTCAAGGGATTAATCTTCATGATCCTAATGCAATTATAAGTAGTCTCATGCAATCTGGACAAATTCCGAATAGCAGATATCAGCAAGCGATGCGAATGCTTCAAGGTATGAGACGCAGATAAATTATATTCAACATTGATGGTGCGCAACATCAATGAAGAATAAATATAAGTACTGACTATCGCTTGAGATAGTCACTGACCGCAAAAAATTAGCGGTAGAAAGGAAAAAAGTTATGGCTCTTACAGATGAAAACAACGGCGGAATTGGAGCAACGATGCTTGTTGGCCCGACTGGCTACGGCGGCTATCCTATGATGGGCAGTTATGGCAATGGCATGGGCTTCGGTGGCGACTGGGCATGGATTCTCCTGCTTCTCCTGATCGGCGGTAACGGTTGGGGCATGGGTGGCTTTGGCGGATTTGGCGGCGGCCTTGGAATTGATTTCCCGTGGCTTCTGAACGGACAGAACGGCATCAACAACAATGTTAATGACGGTTTCCGCGATGCGCAGCTTCATGACTCTGTTACTTCCGTGCGTGATGGCGTAAGTAACCTCGCTACACAACTGTGTGGATGCTGTGGTGATATTCAGATGGGTATGGCTAACGGTTTTGCAGGTGTTCAGCAGTCCCTTTGCAATGGTTTCGCTGGAACGACCGCCGCTGTGACTGGAGCACAGAACGCCATCACTCAGCAGATGAATGCAAATGAGCTTGCAAGCCTGAATCGTTCCTTTGCGGAACAGACAGCAAATATGCAGGGCTTCAACGGTGTAAATACGGGCGTTGCAGATCTTCGTTATGTTGTTGCAACTGAGGCTTGTGCGGATCGTGCCGCTGTTGGTGATGCTCTCCAGAATGTCACCATGCAGAACATGGGTAACACTAATGCAATCGTGAATGCCATTAATGGTGGAATTCAGTCCATCAAAGATCAGCTTTGCCAGTACCGTGATGACCAGAAAAATGAGACGATTGCTAATCTCCGTCAGGAGCTTATGTATTCTCGTGGGCAGGCTTCTCAGGTTGAGCAGACTGCTCAGCTTCTTGCAAACAACAACGCACAAACTGCGCTGTTCCAGCAGGGATTTGCAAATGAGGTGGATGCTCTCTACAACCGTCTGAACACTTGCCCGGTTCCGACAACTCCTGTTTACGGTCGTACGCCTATCTTCACCTGCAACAATGGGTATGGATGCGGTAACAGCGGCTTCTAAGGAGGTGCGGCATGGCGTGTGAATTTTTGTATAATCCAGTGCAGGAAGTGGCGCTGAATGCGCCTATCCTGTTCGATACATCTATTCCCTGCAATCGTGGGAATGTATACCACGAGGGTAATACCGGGAATTTTATTCTCCGTGGTGCCAATACAAACAATCCGTGTAACTGTTTCGCGCAGTATCAGGTGACGTTTAACGGGAACATTGCTATTCCAGAAGGTGGCTCAGTCACTCCAATTGCTGTGGCTATCGCTGTCAATGGAGAACCGCGACTTACGAGCAGAGCGATTTTCACTCCTGCAGCGGCGGAAGATTTTGGCAATGTAACCAGTACGGCGATCATTAAAGTGCCGAGATGTTGCTGTTTCAGCCTGAGCGTGGACGCTGTTCCCGCTACGACTGATCCAATGGTGACTCCTGCACCTGTGATTGAAGTGCAGAATGCGAATCTGACAATCACACGGATTGCATGAAAGGAGAACGGAGATGCATAAACTGTATGAATATGTTTGCGATGAGCTTAAAGATTTAGAGAAGAAAGCAGAAAAAGGTAATTTGTCTCTGCAGGAGATTCAATATGCTGACACGCTCGCACATCTGAAGAAGAATCTTATGAAAGCTGATGAGATGATGGAGGATGAGTTTGGCGAGTATAGCATGGCTTATTATCCCATGACTTCCTATGCAGAAGAAGGTGGGAACAAAGGCGGATACATGGGTCGGCGCGGTAATTATTCCTATGCGAGAGGTCGTAAAAATGCAAAGCGTGATAGCATGGGAAGATATTCCCGTGAAGGTGGTTACTCTTATGCGGATGATGAGATGCATGAGATAATCGCTGACATGCGTGGAATGATGGCCGATCTTCCTACTGAAAAACAGAGAAAAGTCCGGGAATTCATTGACAGCATGGAAAGAATGTAAAGGAGGTGGCCTCTTGTGATTACAGAAAAAGATTTGCAGGAGGCCATTTCTGAGTGCCTTGGACAGCGAAATCCTAATGCGTCTACCTGCATAAAGTTAGCAGCATTCTATACAATAAAGAATGAATTATATCCAAATGAAATATCTGAAAAATCTTTTCCTGTAAGTTACTCTTATGCTGGTCCCTCAAACGTTGAATATGATTCTGGAACAGAATTTAGTGAGAGTATAAAGGATAAAAATCAAAATGATATATTTGGAATTATTGATGAGTTAATGTCAACTCTTCAAGTTCTTCAACCGAAATTGTATAATGGAGTGCTCAGAAAAATAGACGGCCTTTAAGCCGTCTATTTTTATTCTGGAAAATTAACGTCCATATAATTTTCATAAAGAGGATACCAATCTGTTTCTTCCATTATATCTCCTATTTCACATTTTAATGCTACACACAATTTAAGGATTGTATCTAATCTTGCATGGTCCACCTTATTAATTCCTTGTTCATAATATTGCAATGTCCTTACATTTATATTCGTCATAGCTGCTAATTCTTGTTGAGTTATATTTCTTTCTATTCTTAATTCCTTTAGTCTTGTCATGATGAAACACCTCCTACTAATAGATAATATCATAATATTTGTAGCTTGTACATATAAAATTGCACAAAAAGATATCACCATTCTTGTGAAGGTTGCCTATGTACAATGATGACGGTACTTGATATAATGTACCTGTAAGTTAAATGAGCCTTCAATAAGGAGATAAGAAAATGAAATTCGTAGTTGCACAAACAACAAAAATCCTTGGAGATACAATGAAGAAAAACCTTAAAGTGATCGAAGCAAATGATATGAATGAAGCAAAAAATATCTATATGAATATGTTTCCCAAGGCAGTTAACGTAACAGTAGAAATCTATAAATGGTAAAAATAATTAGTATAATAGGAGGAAAATAAGATGACGAGAGAAGAAAAGCTGTTTGCAATGAATGGTGCGACCCTGATCACGATCGCTGATAATCTTGGCGTTAAGGTAAAATGCAATCGTACTCGTAGCGGACTTAAGGAAGCTAAGAGTGCAGTTATTGAAAGAATCTTGGCAGCAGAAAAAGCAGCAGAAGAAAAGGTTTATCTGTCTGAAAAAGAGTATCAGCCTGAAGAGATTCCCACTCCTGCACCTACATCAGATATTATCCATGAAGATGAATGGGAAGATGATTCCTATAATGAGAAGCAGGAAAAAGCTGCAGAGTCTGACCAGTCAGCAGAAAAGGAAGTCAATAAAAAGAAAGTTGCCAAAGCTGGAAATAAGGGACCAAAACCTGGAAGAGGTGCTCAGTTGGAATATGATGGCAGGGCTCAGAATATTTGTGCATGGGCTAAGGAACTTGGAATTTCTGCAAATACTCTTTATGGAAGGATTTACCGTATGGGGTGGTCCATTGAAAAAGCATTTACTACTCCTGGCAGAAGTTAAGGCTATAATAACTACATCGCGTTCCTTGGTACCTATGATCATTTCTTAATAACTTATATGTCAAATTATTAAAGCTCCTAGGATTGTCTCCTAGGAGCTCTTATTTATATACGGTTAAAATTGCACAATTTCTGTTACAGAAACTTGTATAGTCTGCCATATGTACAATTATATTTGTACACATTATAATGTTACTGTAAGTTAAATGATGCTTAACCACTTAATAGGAGGAAAATAAAATGACGAGAGAAGAGAGAATCAACTGGTTAGTAAATGCAACTAATGAACAGATTATCAACCAACTTAAGTGGTCAGTAATTGCTATGTCAAATGGAAGTATTAAGCAGCAGATTGAAGGTCAGGAAGATTATGATCTTGTAACTGCTGAGATCCTTAATAGAATGAAATAAAGGAGGAAAATAAAATGATGAATATGTCTGAGATGCTTAACACCACCCAGGATTTTAATGCTCTTCTTGAGAATGCACACAAGATCCAGTCTAATTGTAAGGATTATAAAGTTACTGCAGATGCTATTCGTATGGATGACATGCTGAATCTTAACTTTGAAGATAAGTCTCTTCCTCTCAGCTCTCTTGCGGCTGGTCATCTATGTGGAAAGCTGAATGTGCCTTCCAGGTACTTCAGCAGATTGGTAGATGCTCACCAGAACACGCTTGCTACAGCTAATATTAACTGCTGGTTGGCAGGAGATAAGAGAACATTCTTCCTCAGAGGTTATGGTGATCATATAAGAGGAGTTCTTTCTGGAAGCTACTCAGTGTATGATGCTCCTGAAATCCTGACCACTGTAAAAGAGGTTTTTGATCCGGCGACATTTGTTCTTAAGGGATCATTTATTAATGAGGAAAGACTCCATTTAAGACTCATTGAAACTGAAATGATGGATATTGAGGGAGAAGATCTTTTCGCAGGAATTACTCTTGACAGTTCAGATGTCGGAAGATCAGGTCTGCAGGTTAAATTCTTTATCTGGAAAAAAGTCTGCACCAACGGTTTAGTAATTGCAAAATCCAGCGCACGCCTTTTCAAGCAGAAGCACGTCGGAATTACACATGAAGATTTTGCTGAGGGATTAAGAGAAGGTCTTGAAAACTTCCATGCTCTGAAAGATAAGATTGCAGAATCTATCAGTGAAACAAGCAAAATTCCGGTAAGTCAGGATATTGACGAGCTTCTTGATGAAATTAAGGATAAGACCAATCTTTCTGATCAGGCCGCAGAAAAAGTCGTAGAACTTATGCAAATTAAGTATGCTCCTACTAAATGGGGACTGATTAATGGAATCACCGAGGTTGCTCAGGAATTTACCCTGGAAACACGGCTTCAGCTTGAGGAAATTGCAGGAAATATGCTCACATGATTATAAAGGGACTTAAAAGAGTCCCTTTGTTATTTTGCACAAAAAATTGATGGAAATTTGGTTGTTCTGCAGATGTACAATTATTATTGTACTTGATATAATATACTTGTAAGTTAAATGAGCTTTTGATAAGGAGATAAATAGAATGACAGTTGCTCAGTTGAAAAAAGAAGGAAAAATCGTCTATGTTCGTCAAGAAAATTACACTGGCAGGCTTGCGATGTTTGATGACGGAAGAGTAGTCTATGAGGGAGAAGTCAATTCCATCAGATCCAAGTATGTTTGGATTGATGAGGAAAATGGTATTTACTATATGAGTCTCATTGATGCTTATGAAGATCGTTATGGAAGAAAAATCAAATAATAGGAGGATACTGCAATGAAGGAAGAGAAAATCATCGAGAAGATCAAGAACCTGTTTGACCTTGCAGGAAATAACCCCAACGAGAATGAGGCAATGGCCGCTGCTCTCAAGGCGCAGGAGCTTATGGCAAAGTATAATATCAATGCTTCTCAGATTGACACCGAGTCCACAGATAACGAGCTTTTCCATGCTAAATTTGAGGACAGCACTAAGCACGAGATGAAGAAGTGGAAGACCGGTCTCTGCCAGGTGATTGCCAAGAATTTCTGCTGCGAAGTTTATCTTTCCAGAAGTGCGGTTGTGTTCTATGGATATAAGAAAGATGCAGAGATTGCTCTTGAGACCTTTGGATTTTTGTATAAGGCCGGAAATAAACTTGCAGTAAAATATTACAATAAGTGCAAGAAAGAGTTTAAGGACACTAAAGGAGTTATGAACACCTATCTTGCTGGGTTTGTAAAAGGGATCCAGGAAGAACTTGGAAAGCAATGTACCGCACTGATGATTGTAACTCCTAAGGAAGTAAAAGATAGTTTCGCAGAAATGTCTGCAGACTGGAAGCATAAAAATGTACATCTTAAGATTAATGGTGTTCATGATGAGGCGTATGCTAAAGGAAAGCAGGACGGTAAAGATGCAATTGGAAGTAAAACTCTTGAGGATAAAAGCATGCAGTAATGCATGCTTTTATTTTTAAAAATTTACAATAAAGTATGTACAAATATAGTTGTACGTGATATAATTATCTCAGGTAAAGAAAGGAGATAAGATTATGAAAATGAGCAGAAAAGCAATAAGAGATAATAGAAGAGCGCAGAGAGATAGAATGACGAAAGACGCATTTGCTGCTTGTATTAATGAGATTGAAGGAATTAAGGTTCTTAGAGAAATCGCTGAGGATTTTGGATGCAAGATTACTGAGTCCATGAGCAAAGAAGATCTTAGAAATGTCATCATTGCAACTAAGGAGGTGTAAAATGATGGAATATAGAGTTATGGCTTATTTTTCTGAAGTTTATGGGCCGAGAAGCTATAAAAGAAAAATTGTTACTACTAAAGAAGAAGCTGAAAAACTTCTCCAGGAAGCATTGGAATATTACTCAAAATATAAGTATCTGATTAAGGTAGTTATTGAGAGCCGTGAAGTTACAGAATGGAGGTAAATTATGGCAAGGACATGGGCACATGAAAAAGCATATTGTGAGAAAAGAGCAAATGAGCTTAAGGAAATGATGATAGATGATATTAAAAGATATGATAAAAATTCTTTTGGTGAGCATATGTCCATGGCTCTCAATTACATGAAAAAGAAAGATCGTCAGAATTTAATGACGGCATTTATAAGTCACTATATGAATTAAGGAGGTAAAAATGAGTAAAGATTGGACAAAGGAACAGCTTGAGGCAGCAAGTCAGTACATGAAAAAACACGGCCAGATGAGCTATGAGGAGGTGTGCAAAATCCTCGAAGATGAAGAAACTAAAAAATGGAATTACTGGAATTATCTCGAAAAATTAAGAAGATCCGGAGTGACCAACATGTTTGGCGCTGCTCCTTATCTTATGGAAGAATTTGAACTTTCTAAATCTGAGGCCAATAAGATCCTTGGAGACTGGATGAAAAATTATAATCCAGATGATTATACTTCTCTATAATAGAAAACTATTTTTAAGGAGGTAATATTATGGTGTATTTAGTATGGCACCTATATAATGATTGGAATCTTGGGTTCGAGCTTATTGGTATATATAAAGATAAAGAAAAGGCTCAAGCCAAATG